CCCCATGTCCTGAAGGAACGCGGAGAACGACTCACGCCACCGCCGGCAAACAGTTATGCCGCGACCGCCGTACCGCGGGTAATCGTGTGCCTTCGGGTTTCGACACCGATTGTTCATACGCGACCACGTCCGATGCTCTGGCGTTTTGGCCCTACCGTGCGTTTTCAACCTTGCGGACCGGAGTTCTTGGTTGAGACAGCCACACGAGAGAACGGTGCCCGATGCCACATGGCATCGCCGGACGACCTTCTCGCTACCGCACTTGCACCGATAGAGCGAGTGACCGGCCCTCTCCGAATCGCCGATGTGGGTGAGCCTTGATTCGTGACTGGTCGTGTTCGTAGACTGGCCTTCAGCCATGACGTGCCCTCGTGCAAGCGTGGGTGCGGGATGGTCAGGGCTGAGGGGTGCGTCAACACCTTTCAGCCCGCCACATTTTAGACGCTCGCCGGCCATCAAGAATTCCCATTTAGTGCTGGAATTTCAGGGGTATAAAACATCCCGTCCGCTAACCGACGGTACTTGTCCCACGCCCGGCCCACCGCACCAGAGCCGGGGAAGATGTCCACGAACTCGTCGTCGGGCGTCATGCCGAGTAGGTCGAACAGCCAAAAGCAGAACCCCTCCGGCTTGGCCCCGAAGAACCCTTTCTTGAGGGCGATGTTGCAGGACACGAAATCCCGCACCGTTGACTCCTTCCTGGTCCGCTTGCGGCCACCGGCAAATATGACCGGCTCCCACGCATACGCCGGGTTCACCCCCGGCTTGAAACTGGCGAACGGCTTCACCCACGCCGCCACGCGAACGCGACCCGGTGCGAGCGGGAGGATCTGCCGTAGCGTGGGTGTGCTGAGGCTGTACGCCCATCCGTCAGGGAACTCGGCCTCCAGGCGGACGAACAGTTCCGCATGGCCCTGGAGCGTGTCGTACACCGCCGACTCAGGGTGGTCGTAGAACTTGGCCATCCCCAAATAGGGCGGGTCAGCGTATGCGAACTTCATTTCCGCCCTCCCTCTTGATCCAGACTCACCACGGCCTTCTGAAACTCCCGCTCGCTCACCACCCCCAACGCCTCCACCCTCACCCCCACGCCGGGCGGCAGCGCGGACCGGGGGACGTGGCGCGGGAGTCTCACGCTACTTCTCCCCTTGCGGCTTCGGTGATTCGTCGCCCGATCCACTCGGCGACTTGGGGCACGACACTGTTTCCGAGTCCTCGGATGGCATCTCGCACCAGCCCACGGGGAAGCCCATGTACCATTCGCACCACCTCGGGTTCAGCACCCCACCACCCCGACCCGACAAATGGGCTGTTACGTCGATCAGGTTCACCTGGTGCCCGCCGTTCTCCGCCTTCGTCGCCGTCTTCCGTGGCCCCTTGTCCCCCGACGCTGCGTTCAGCGTCGGGGTGATCTTCCCCCGTGGCTTCCCGCACTTCACAAAATGGGTCAGCTCGCCCCTGCCTCCCCTCTCCCCGCTCGACGCCGTCAGTGTCGGCGTCGATTCGTGGCTCACAATCACCGCCGCTTGCGGCGGTGATTTCCTGTTCAGCTCGCCAGCCGAACCACTCCTCCGGTGGTCCGATGACAGGAGCGTCGGGGTCCAGCCGGTCAGCACGCCCAACAGGGTGGCCCGCTCCTTCCCCTTCTTCCCGCCATCTCTCTGGTAGCACCCGGAATCCGTCTCGCTGGCCCTGAGGGTAGGCGACGATGAAGACGCGAAAACGCTGCTGCGTGGAACCAAAGGCGGACGCCGGTATGCACGCCCATTCCGCGTCATACCCGCACTCGGCCAGCTCCCCAACAACGCATCCAATGGCGGCTTGTTCTTCTTCCTTCTCAGGGGCAAGCAAGCCTGGTACGTTCTCCACCACAACGAACGGCGGTCGTAGAACGCGAATGATGCGGGCGAATTCGCTCCACAGGCCGGACCGCTCGCCTTTGAGTCCGGCCCGACGCCCGGCGAGGCTGACGTCCTGGCAGGGGAACCCGCCGCAGATGACATCGACCTTGAACGCTTCGGGTTCGCCATCGGGGAACGTCCTCACGTCGTCGTGTCGGTGAACCGTGGGCCAGTGTTTCGCCAGCACTCGACGGCAATACGGCTCAATCTCTACCTGCCACTTGCACACCATCCCGGCCCGCTCAAAGCCCAAGTCGAATCCGCCAATACCAGCGAAGAGGCTACCGAACGTCAACCTTGCTCCACTCACGTTCGCCCCTCCGTCGGTGTGCCCGCCGCCGGGCGGGTGGTGTCAGGCCCGCCGGCGCGCTCCCGCCAGCATGTCGTCGAGCCGCTCCAAGTCTTCCGCGGTCGGCGGTGCGGCGTCGGCCTTCGCCAGCGCCGCCCGCGCCGCCGCCACCTCCCGGCAGTTCGGGTACTTCCGCTCGTACCCGGTGACGGTCATCAGCGGCCGGTTCGCCTGTTCGCTGCTCTCCCGCATCCGCCGCCCGGCCTCGCACAGCACGCAGCACACCGCCGCCATGCGGGTGCAACTCCGCTCGCCGTCCGGATCGGCCGAAGGTGGCAACAGCACCTCCCGCCACCGGGCGTACTCGTCCAAGCCGGGGTGGGGCACGATCACCACTCCCGGACCGCGGCACTCGATGCACACCCCGTCCGCGTACCCGCCCGGCTGGGGGCGGTCGGCGGCCTTCTGGCGGAGGTGCCGCACGGTGCCGATGATCAGGCCGCGGTGGTCGGCCGCCCACTTCGGCACGTCCTCCCGGCCGGTCAGGTACTCGGTCGCGGCGTGCAGATCGTCCGGGGTGAACAGGTGGACGAACTTGGCCCCCCAGGCGAGAACCGTCTTCGCCCCCTCGGGGCCGAACCCGAACGCGGTGGCGTGCTGCATCGCCCACACGTCGTACCAGTCGGGGACGCTCACGGATCACCTCCCGGCGTGCGGCCGGATTCCATTTCCGCCCGCAGCCGGCGGGCTCGGTCGAGGGGGGATTCGCCCGCGGCGGGTGGCGGCGACCGCGGGGCCGGTGACGCCTTGCCGCCGTTCGCGGCGTTGTTCAGCCAGTTGACGAGGAACTTGGCCATGCCGCCGGCCGTCTTCCGCTTCTTCGGGTTGGCCTCGCACCAGCCGAGAGCCTTGCGGCATTCGGCCAGCACGTCGGTTCCGGGGTAGAGCGTCCGCCAGCGGTCGAGCTGTTCTCCCGTCAGCGGCCAACTCTTCGGTCCGTCGCCGATCGCCGGGAAAGTGAGAACCGGCGGCGGCGATGGTGGCTTGTCCACCTCGCCGCTGTCTTTTCTCGTACCCGACCCCGCACTCGAACCCGACCCCGAACCCGACCCCGAACCCGGTACGGATGTAAACGGTTGCGTGCAGTTGTTTGCATCCGTTTTCAATTGCGCGCATCCGTTTACAATTGCAAGTTGAGGTGCCGTCTCAACGCCTTCCGGTGGTGGTGGCCACTTCGAGTCCTTGTTCCGCGGGGAGCCGAGCTTTCGGAACAGGATGTACTGCTTGCCCGACACGGAGTAGAGAGCGATCAGCCCGGCCGTCTCGCACTCGGCGATCCAACGGGGAATGTCGGCCTCTCTCACTTTGTCGATCTGCAAGGGGTACAACCGGCTCCTCAAGACACCCGGTCTTCCGTCGTACCGACCGAAGTCGTCCACCACGCTCATCAGCCGTCTGTAAAACACCTCAGCTTGGAACGAAAGCGAACACACAGCCTCGCTGTCGAGTATGCCCTCCCTAAGTAGTCTTGATGGCATCGAACTGGCTCCTTTTCATCTGCCAAGAGGTCGAACGCTGACGGCTTCCCACTTGCTGCCGTCGTCGGTGGCCGTCAGCTTGTACAAGATGTCGGGGATGCCGCCGGCGTACACCTCGATTCGGGTCACGTCCGGCATCAGGAAGGTCGCCACCTCCAGACACCCCGTCATGTCGGTGGACGCGAGCGGCGGGATGTCCAACCGCATGGCGAACTCGTCGATCACCCGCCACGACAGCCAGCGGGTGAGCATCCGCCGGCAGGTCACGCTCTGAGTCACCGGGTTCAATCGTCACCTCCTGTTAACGGCAGTTGTCGAGGTAAACCACTTCCAGGTCGTCGCGGACCTTCGCCATCACTTCCGCCACGACGCTATGCACGAGCTGTTTGGACACGCCGAACGACGCCGCGACCTCCTTCAGCGTCTTCGCCGACCCGCCGGCCATCCCGTACCGCATGGCGAACATCTGCCGTTTCCGCGGGCTCGACACCCGCCGGCGGAGCACGTCGGCCACGGCCGTCCGCAGCCGACTGCCTTGGCACCGCCTGACGGGGTCGAGGGACGGGTCGGCGGGCGACTCGACGACCACGAACGGGCCGGCATCGGAGTCCCCCAGCCGGGTCGTGTCCCCGCTCATCACCCGCAGGCCGGCACGGCGGGCGGGGCACCACTCCGTCACCGCCCGCCCCACCACGGCGCGGCACCACAGGGACCAGTAGCTGGTGAACGCCGCCCCACGGGTCGGGTCGTACTTGGCCGCCGCCCGCACCGCCGCCAGTCGGCACAACTGGCCCACCTCCGACGGATCGAACCGGGCCTGCCTCGCGGCGAGAGCGACCGACGGCCACATGGCGTACAACAGGTTCTCGGGGTGCGGCCACTCGGCGAGCGTCGATTCCACCAGCGCCACGCCGTCCGGGCTAAGCCGCACCCGCCACCGCCGGCCGTCCACCCACTCGGGGACGCCGAACGGGCCGACCAGCGGCGGCATGAGCGGGTCGTGGTTCCTGTACGGCACCCCCATCTCTACCCCACTCCTTCGCCCCTTTCGGGGAACCCCGCCCGCCGGCCGCGAGCCGGCGTGATCCGCTCCGGGCGGGTCGTGTCACTCAGTCGCGGACAATCGGCCGATGAAGAACGCTCCGACGCACAGCACGGCCACGATCACCGTGGCGATCAGACAGCACCAAAGTAGGCACCCTCGCAACTCGGCGTTGATGCCACGGACGTCAGCCGGTCCCATCAGTGCCTCCTTCGTGCGGGTTCCCGCACCCGTCGAACGCCTCCCGCGCCGCTTCTCCAATCCCGAACCGCTCGCACTTCTCGACAACCGCCGCGATGCGGTGCAGCCCGCCCGTCGGGTCGCAGTACCAACCGGGGTTATCAGCCTCGATCCGCTTGCGGTCGATCTCGGACCATCCGCACCCGTAGCACCCCCACGGACCGTACTGGATGCCGACGTCGATATCGACGGAATCGCGGTCACACTCCTCGTCGCACTCGGGGCAGTTCATGTGACATCTCCTAGTAGTCGCACTCGCAAGTACACTGGCACTTGAGGTATTCACGCAACGCCTCCGCCACCGCAATCACGTCGTCCCGGATGTGGTCGTCCTCTTCCGGCTGCATCAGTGGCGACGGCTCATCCTCGTGGAAGTGACGCATGAGCAGCCGGTCACACGCCGAGCGAAGTTCGCTGTTGGCCAGGATTGGCGATGCCACCCCCGATGGATGTTCGGCGAGGTAGGCGCGGGCGATCATGGCCGCGTCCGTAGACCGCTGTGCAGGCTGCTCGTGCATGTCGCACGGCCACGGGTAGGCGTCGGCCGGATTCGGGTCCGACCACCGTTTCACTGCCGCTTGAAGTTCCGGCGTCATGTCGTCTCCTGTGAAGTCGTTTGTAATCTGGCCCATGTAATCGCGGCATCGGACAGGGCGGCGTGAGCGTCTTCGCGGGTGGTGTAACGGTCGTCTCGCTCTGGGTAAGGCGACTCCCCTTCGACTCGGGAGGGTTCCCCGATGAGCACTCGGAATAAGCCAATCGGCAAACGGTCCGGCTGGTTCTCATCCCCACGGGCCGTTCGCTGACCCCACGACCACCTGCCGTTATGCAACTCCGCCGCCTCCATATCGGTGAGCGCCACCCGCGTGACCGGGTGGGCGGCCACGACCTTCAGGCCGATTCCGTGGGTGCGTCCGGTGGTGAAGCAGGCGTGGCAACGGTCATGAACCTCGGAGCGGTTGTCCCATACTCTCCCGTATCCATCGCACCGCTGGCACACATCGCACCCACACCAGTCGGCCACGCGGCATCGCACCTCGGTCACGAACCCACGTTCCCAAACGCAACATCGGCTGCCCACGTAACACTCCGGCCTAGCCCAATGGGGGATCAGATTGACCAAGTCGGGGATGTGCCAATCGGCTCTACCCCTCATTAACTCTGCCTCTCGATACCGCAACCGGCACCAGTAGGAGCAGCCAACGCAATCGGCGTGCTCCGATCGCATCGCCATCCAGAAATCCGGCGTGCCTTGTGCCGCTTCCACCTTCGCCATTTCAATCTGAATTCTGATAAACTCGGCCCACTCACCCTGCCCGTTCTCGTCCAACCAATCGGCGAAAACGAGTCTGGGAAGGCCGTCGTCCGGTGCCGCGACGATGGCCGCGATGAATGCAGACTGTTCGGGCGCGGTGTTCATGCTGGCGCCCTCAGATGACGTAGTGGTCCCATTCCATCGACAGCAACTCGCCGTAGAACGGCAGCGGGCAGGTGGCGAAATACTCCTTGATCCATCGCAACTTGGCCCACACCTCTTCGCCGCACTCGGTGTTGAGCACCCCCGCGAGCGATTCGACTTTTCCGAGCGGCCAGTTGGAACTCTCAACCAACTCGTCCCGCAACCTCTGCCGGAACACCTCGACTGAATCGTCAGTCTTCTGTTGGTTGCACCGCGAGCAGGCGTACACGAGGTTGGCCAAGTCGTTGTGGCCGTTGTCTGCCCACGGGTGAACATGGTCGATGTGACTGCCGGATCGCATAGACGTGTTCCCGAACACCATCTCCCCGCCGCAGTACCAGCAGTAACCGCCAGTCTTGGCCCAGACAGCGGCCTTCGTGTCCTTGCTGATGAAAACTCGTCTTCTCGCCATGACGCCACCTCCGATGTTGCCAATGGAAACACGGGAACTATACCCCGGTCTGTAGCCATTGGCAACATGCGGAAGCAAGGAATTGTTCGCAACTTTCAACGACGGCGAGCTTACTTCGGCTTCTTCTTGAGAACGGATTTGATGAGCAAGGCGGTGCCGCGGTCGATTCGCCGCTCGCCCTTGATCCAGCGGAGCGCGGTGGATCGGTGAACCCCCAGCTTCTTTGCAAGCTGGTTCGCGTTCGTAACGCCGTTGGCCTCCATCAGATCGGCCAACTCGCCCTTTTGCATACCGACCGGCGTGTTCGGACTCATGCATTCCATAGTACCCATGACGTTGCCTTTGGCATCGTGGTTCACCGAACCCCACGTCGAACTCTACACCACCACCTGCCACACTGCCGCAGCTCTCCCGCTCCGCGTCTTCCGCGTCTGCCCCGTGTCCACGATCCGACCACCCAGGGCCAGCTCGCGGAACCGGGCCGAGCACGTCTGGTGACGCAGGCCGGTGAGCACCTCGCACTCATCGCAAGTCAGGCCGTCGGGGGCGTCACGGATGGCGGACAACACTACCATCCTGAGCCGGTTCGCGTCGGGCTTGATCGACTCCGCAGCGGCGACAGACGTCGGGCTGTGCCTCTGCGCCGGCGGGTCGTCGAACAGGATGGGTTGTCTTCTCACGGCGGTCGCCTCCTGGTGGTCACTCAGTCGGTTGCGGCTTTCCGTCTGTTGCCTTCTTTGCCCGCGTCCTTCTCGCCATCCGGATCAGCACCTTCTGGAATTCGGCATCGGTCAGGTGCCCCCAGATGTGGAGCAACTTCGCCGACTTGATGAAGCGGGCTTCGAGGTCTTCCTTCGGCCACGCCATGATTTTCGCCGCGCTCATGTCGCCCTCCTGGGTCACTTGGTGATGGCTTCCGCCGCGATCCTGCGGTGTTCCGGGGCCACGTCCCAGAACCCGGCGTCCGGCTTGTACTTGCCGCCGTGCTTGTCGTTCAGCCAGGCCACCACCTTCGGCCACTCCCGCTTGCTCTTGCTCAGCCGGTCGAAGAATGCGTCGTCGTCCTCCCACAGCGGCACGGCGGTCGCCACGCTGGTGACGGGGTGTTGGGGCAGTGGCGGGCGTTGTTGCGGTGGATGAGTCAGTGCCGGTTGCTGGCGTTGCTGCGGCGCACGGCTCGCGTGGTTGCCGTCGTTGCCGTCGTCGTCGTCATCCGCCGTGATGCCCAGCACCGCTTGCAGTCCGTAGCGCCTCGCATACGTGAGCGCCGCCCCCGTGCTCTGCGGGTCGGCCTTGATGGGCCGCAGACCGATCGTGCTGCGGACATACTCGCCGCTCTCGTGGATGAGCATGGTGGACAACGCCGGGCCGACGCCATCCACCTCGCACGGCAGTTGCACCACCCCCAGCTTGAACTTCGCCAGCACCGGCTTCACCGTGTCCAGCACGGTGGCCAGGTCCGCGAACCGGCTCTTGAAGTGCGGGTTCACGCTGTCCTTCGGCGGGTTCCGCATCTCCGCTTGCGCCGCCACCAGCGCGGCGAACAGCTTGGAAACGGTTGCAGATTGCTCGACCATGCCATCTCCTCCAGTGTTGCCTCAGAACGGAATCCAGGTGTCGAAACATTTTTCGGTGCAGTGGTCGCCATGCACCCGCGGGGACCACGGCCACAGACGCTTGCGGCACGACGCGCAACGCTGAACGAAGAACCGCCGACCGAGATGCCACCGCACGTCGGCCAGCCAGTCCCGCAGCGGGGCGAGCCAGGACAAGCGGTATTCGATGTGATCCGGGTCGTAGATGTATTCGCCGCACCGGGGACAGAACGGCCCGTGCTCGTCGTACCCGCAGCCGAACAGCCGACAACGGAACCGTTTGAGCATGTTCATCCCCCTGGAAAAACCGGGCGGCGACACATTGCCACCGCCCGGCCTGTCGAACCCACCGCCACGAGCGATGGACTCACGCACCTTGCATCTGTCGCACCGGCAGCCCGCCCGCCACGATCACGTCCTGAACGGCGTCCTTGTGCTTGCAGGAGTTGCGGCGGAAACCCATCCGCCCCGCGTCGCAACTGCACCGCTGCACCGGCCCGACCGTCACCCGGTACGGCTGCTCCTGCTCGTCGTCCGTCACGTTCACCAGCGCGAACGTGCGGCACCGGGGGAACTCCGGCTGAATCTCCTCCACCCCGTACACGTCCAGCTCCGACCCGCCGCCCTTGATCGGCCGCTGACTCACGCTCAGCATCCCGTCCCCGCCGCCGCCCGGCGTGCAGACGAACACCCACTTCCGCCAGCCGTAGGTGAGCGTGTCCGGCATCTGCCCGTGGTACACCTTGCCGATCATGGTTCGCCCTCTGTCTGAAAGATGCCCGGTGGGGGAGTCGAACCGCCCATCCTCCGCTCAGTTGCGGTCGCTCTCTTCGAGGGGGAGCGGGTGCAGGTGTTGCCCGGTCGTCGCTGTTGGGTCGCGCGCCACTTACCAGCGACTTCCGCACCTGCCGCCTTGTCCTCTTTCTCCGTTGAGCTAACCGGGCGTGTCTCACTCGTCGTCGTAGCCTGTCGCCTTTTGCAGTTGCTTCACGGTCCACTTGTCAACGCACGCCTTGAAGATCGACACCGCCTGCGTTCTCGCCTTGTGGCGTGCTTCCGTCGTCAACTCTTCGAGCAGATGCACCTTCTCTTGCATCCTGGCCCACTCTTCGACCACCTTCGCCAGTGGCGTCTTTCCCGCCCCCGGAAGACTCTTGAGTCTGCCCAACAGTTCGGCCGTGTACTTGTCGTCTAGCTCGATGGTTCCCAAGAACTCCAGCAGACCCTTCGGTAAATCTCTCAGTCGCGTCTTCGATTTTGCCTTCGCCATTACTTGCCCTCGAAATACTTTGTGACCTCCCGGCGGACGTACCGGATTCCGCACCCGCTGAACCCGACCGCCATGAGCGTGCGGCGCGAACCGTCTTCGACATTCTGAAGGGCCAGCCAGTACACCCCGCCGTTCTCGTACACGAACACCATCCCGTTCTCGGACACCTTGCGAGCGTGAGCGGTGGCCTTCTCGATGATGGTTTCGGTCGCGGTCATCGGTCGGCCCTCGGGTGATGCCACTACTATACCCCCGATAGTTGCACCGTGCAAAGTGTACGGCTGTACAAAGTCCGGCGAATTACCGACTTCGCTTTCATCATCCCTTCGGGAGCTTTTCGCGGATGAGCGCGGCCGCTCTTACGTCGATGGGCACGAGGTCGCGCAGCCACCGGGAGGTGGTGCTGGGACTCATGCCGATCAGCTTGGCGAGCGCGTACCCGCTCTTCACCCCGTTGGCCGACATGCGGCGTTTCAGGGTGGCTGAGGTCATGCCGACTTTCGGTGAAGGACTCATAGCAATCATCGTATCCGCCTTTTGCACGCTGCAATTAGCCACCAGTCAGACTCCGGCCCCCGTGCGGTGTTCACGCGGCCCCCGCCGAATCCTACCCGGCTGTGGGCGTCGGGTCAGTCGCGTACAGCTTCGCCGTGAGCAGCGTGACGAGCTGCCGCAGGTGGGCCGGCGAGTGTTCGGCCAACTTGTCGGCCAGGGCGTCCACCACTTCCACGATCTTGGACGGTTGCGCCGTCAGACTGACCAAGTAGTCGCTCGCGTGGCCGGCACACACGCCCATCTGGTGCACGACGCTCACGCTCACATCGCCCGTGTCCGGGTGGTAGTTCGCACTCACCTTGCCCTCGTTGGGGCGGCGGGCGTAGACGTGGCCCGGCTCCCAGGGTTCGGGGAGGGGGAGGGCGGCGCACGCTTCTCTCAGGTTTATCACAGTGCTCATTGGTCATCTCCTCGGTTTGGGTTTCCGTCCGGTCAGGCACTCCCGCGCCAACAACAGCAGGGCGAAGAGAATGAAGACATAGAAACCGACCAATACGTCGGCGGCCGGGTCGTTGGTGGACCACAGGCGGATAGTTGTTGCGATCATCAGGCCGGCTCCGTGAGCTGGATGCCGAGGGCGCGGCAGATGTCCCGCACCTGAGCGCGGCTTACAATGTCGTGAGGCCAATGGATGTAGTCCTCCGCCTCACCGATGAACCCGCTGCTGCCGTACTTTTCATCCACGTCGATGGTGAACGCCGGGTTCAAGTCGTTGTGAAGGACCGTCCAGAACGTCGGCTCGTCGGCGTCTTCGTTCAGGAACCCAACCGCCTTCAGCCACTCCGCCGTCACCGGCTCATTCGAGTCTGATGGCGGGAGCAGTTCGAGCAGGCGGCGGGCGGACGCCAGGTGGTGACGGTCCACATCAGACATCCGCTCCCTGCCGTCGAGGAAGGCGATCATGATTTTTGCATGATGCCGCAGTTCGTCGTCGCTCATCACCGTGACCTCCCCGGATGACTCAGGCTGTTCGTCCTGCCGAACACCCCCACCACCGGCGGCGGCACCCAGGCCAGGCAGCGGGCGATGACGGCCTCTACTTGGTCCATCAGGTCGCACGCCTGCCGGTAACTCACCGGCCCGCGACCCCGCACGATCACTGAGGGAGTGGGCCACTTTCCCGACACCGACTCGTCCGATGCGATCAGGCGGAGGGACACCACCGTCCGCAGGGGTGGGGCGTCCTTGTCCGCGTAGGCCACCGCCGCGTGCAGTTGCACCAGCCACCCCCGCAGATCCTCGACGCTCACCAGCTCGACCCCGACCCGCGTGCCGCACTCGATCAGCCCGGAGCTGCGGCATCTGGCGAACAGGTCGTTCTCGGCGGCGGGTTTCGTGCGGGTCATGAGGGCTGCTCCGTGGCGGGTTCGCACGTTCGCCTCCCCTTGCACGGCGGGATGAACTTCCGCTTCCGCCAGTTCCACAACGTTTGCACCGACGCCTCACGCGGCCGGCGGCAGTGCGGGCAGGCCACCAGCACGGAACCCGCTTTCTCTGTCGGCTTCGCCTTGCGGTAGCCGTCGGCCGACAGCCCCAGGGCCGCCAGGCACCGCGTCACGCCCGCCGTCGGCTCGTCCTCGTACCTCGCCGGGGCCGGCGGCGTGGTCGTCACACCGGCCCGATCGAGGACCGCCCTGTGCATCTGGCTCACCCGGCTCTCGCTCACCCCCAGCCGGACGGCGATCTCCCGCATCCCAACCTCGTCCACGTAGTACCACGCCATCAGCCGGCGCTCGGCGGCGGCGAGCGCCCCGAACAGCCTCTTGCACACCGACAGGAACTCGGCCTCCACGCCGTCGGTCGGCTCCGGATCGCGGTGGACCGGGTCGATGCGGTAGGCGTCCGCGGCGTTCCGCGTGTGGGTGACGTCCGCCCCCCGGCGGCAAAGGAACTGCCGCCGGTTCAGGGTGGTGAACGTCTCCATCTTCGCCAGCGGCAACCCACGCTGCACGTCCAGCCGCGGCGCGAAACTGGCCACCCGCATCGCGTCGAGCACGGCCCCCCGGATGCGGGGGGTGAAGTAGGTGCATGGCTTGCCGATCGCCGGGTCGTAGTTCGCCGCCGCCCTCAGCACCGCCGCCCGCGCCTCTTGTGCCAGGTCGTCCGCGTCCAGCGGGCTTTGCGGGTGCCGCCGTGCCGTCAACTCCGCGTGCCGTCTGATGAACCGCTCGCACGCCGTTACTGCTTCCTCGCCAGTCATGAACACCCCTCCTCTGGTTTCACTTCCTTCGCCCACGCGAGCGGCAGCCCGTGCCGCCGCGCCCACTCGATCAGGTGCCTCCGCAGAATCCGCCGGTCCCGCCCCCTGGACGGCAGGCGGTGGCATTTCAGGTCGCCCGTGTCGCAACACCGCACGATGGTCGCCTGGGAGAACTCGAACAACTCGGCCACCATCGTGGGACTGAACACCGGGCGGTCGGCTAACGGCAGTTTGCTACGTCCGCACGCCATCGGTCCGCCCTCTGGGGTTCACGCCACAAGTGGTAACTTCGCACTCGCCCGCTCCGCGTACCGCTCCACCCGCGAATCCACCTCCGCCGCCTGCTCGTCCGTCAACTTCGCGTTACACCCCTGCTGGTGCAGGAAGTAGATGTGCGAGAGTGCGGCTTTGCAGTCGTCACACTTGCCGGGCTTCTCGCACCAGACGAGGGCGCGGCAGAGGAGGCACGGGCGGAACTTCGTGTCGATGAGTTTGGTTTTCATTGGCCAGCCTCCACAGTCGTAGCGGCATGGCGGTCCACCAATTCGAGTCCGGTGGGGGTCGGGTAGTACAGACCATCGTGGGCGAAGATCAGCCCCCGCTTGTACAGCGAGCGGGAGGACCGCAGCGAGGAGGGCGGGGCGTACAGGTGGCTCGACAGGAACCGCAGGTCGGCCAACTCGTCGGCGGTGAGCGGGGTGCCGTCGATGGGTGCGGGCGTGAGGGGTCCGGAGCAGGACCGCCGGGGCATCTTGGCCTCAGATTCCGGAGCCTCCGGCCCCTTCACGAACTTGTCCACGGCGCGGATGAGCCGGTCGGCGGCCTGAACCGCGTCCACAATGTCCCGATCCGTGATCGGGGTCGTCCCGTAGGCGAAATGTCCCTGGAACAGCTTTGCCGCGATCTGTAACACCTCGTCGCGGTACTCCTGCCGCTTCCACTGCTCGGTCTGGTCGAGCCGCTCGGTGGGCAGCGCGTCCGGCGTGTCCAGGTCCACCGTCGAGCCGGGTGGGGTCGAATGTGTCGGGCAGGTCGGCATGTTCAGTGGTCTGTCGATCAGGTCGGGCATGGGTCTCACTCCGTTACTTGTTTCCGAGGATGATTTGAGTCGTCCCGCGTTCCCGTCCGGCCTTCGTGTACGCCACACCGCCATCGTCGTCGGACAGGTACACCCACTCCGCCACGACGGTGCTGATGTGGCACACCGCCCAGCACCCGTTGCCGTCGTCCAGCTCTTCCTTGTTCACCACCACCTTCAAGTTGCCGTGCTTCTCCTTCAGCTTTTCCAACTGGCGAATGAGCTGGGTGACTGTCATGGCGCGTGCGGCTCCTTCCGGGCACACTGTGGGCGTGCCCGCGTCGGTCGGGTGGGGTGATTGGTGGTTGTGTTGCTACTACTTGGCGGGCGTCTTCTTCCGCAACTTCGCCACCGCCTTCCGCCCGCCGTAGGCGTAAGCCTCTACTTCCGCATACGGCAGATACCGCTTGTTCCCGTGCCCCGGCCCGTCGGGCACCAGAACGGTGAATACCTTCTTCGTCATCAACAGCCGCACCGTCTGATACTCCAGGCCGAGCAGCACCGCCGCCGTAGCCGGCCGCACCCGCAACGGCTTCACCTCCGTCGCTCCCTCGACCACCTTCGTTGTTCCATTCGTTCTCATCGGGTCGTTTCATTCCGGGAAGTTGTTGGCACCGACACACACCACGGTACACGCCAACAACTTCCGCGTCAACTCATTTCAACACGAATGGACGGAATCCCGCGAACCTGCTATTTTCAACAGTTGTCCCGCACGCATGGGCACCATCATGACTGCACCGCGAAAGCCGAAGGCCGAAGCACCCCCGCCGAAGACGCCGCGGAAGACGATGCCCGTGCAGGTGGCCACGGACATCGCTTACATGTGCGGGGTGATCGCGGCCCACGACGAGGTGACGGTGGGCACGCTGCTCAACGACTACCTGCGTCCTTACGTCGAGACGAACTATAGGCGGGTTCTGGCGGAGATTTCCGAGCGCGTGAAGAAGCTTGACGAGGCCGGTTGACGACCAGTTCGACCTCTCCCTTCGGCGACACCACCAGAGCCAACACGCACACCCAGCCGGGCTGAGACAGGTCCGCGTATTCTCTCAACAGCTTCGCAAGCTGCTTCTTCTTGGTCATCATGGCTCGTCCTTGGAGAGGCGGCGGGGCGCGAACGGATACGAAAGCTCCGTCCGTGTCGAGCCGGGGGTGCATGAAAAACGTGTCGCGGTGGTAGGCCGAACAGTGTTTTTGGACTTTCCTGACAGACTTGTCTAGGGAAAACCCGATCCGAATTCGGCTTCTCCCGACACCAAATCCGACATCGAAGATTCACCGAATTCTCACGGCTCGCAGGCTAAGGGAGCCGGGCGGTTGGTGCCGCCCGGACACCGCATACCCGTCTTCTCACGGTCAGGCCGGCGGCTTGCAGGTGCCGGCGTATCCACTCCCTGATGTCCACGGCGTTCCTAGCCTCCTGTGGCCTTGGCGATTTTGGGCGGACTCATCACCCGCCGGGTCGCGTCGGACGCCAGCGATTGCAGGCGGACCAGTTCATTCCGTAACTCGACCGGGTTGGACGCCCGGTGCTCGTCCCGCAGCAGCTCGTTGATCCGCTGCCAGACGTCGCCGGTGAAAGCGAGTAAGGCGTTCGTGTCGCTGACGGCTTTGGCGTGCCACTGGAGCAGTTCGGCGTCAAGCATGGCTAAGCTCCGAGAGGTTCCCGCATGATCCGTCGGCCGAGCGAATCGGCCGTTTCGTCATCCGCCAGCCGGTCCGGGCCGTTGTCGTACCAATCGCTCTGCTCTTCGGCGTTGGCGTGCAGGTCCGTCACCGTCTCGCGGTCGTCCACTTCGGGCAGGTCCAGTTCACCGCGGGCAATCAGCGTGATGGTGGCCAACAGATGCCGGCAAGGAACCCGAGCCGGGCAGTCACACGAGGTCGGGCCGCTCGGCCCGCAGTCCACCCGGTAGCGGCGTTCGCTGCTGTCGGTGTGCGACCACCAAAAAGCGCCATCGCTGCTGCTCACGGTGTACTCGTCGTGCCGATTGCCCTCGCTGACCGCGACCACCAGCAGGTGCCGGGTGAGCGACGAGAGAACCTTGAGCGTGCGGCGGGTTTTGGTCATCGTCGTCATCGCATCTCCCCCGTGCGTGTGTGTTGGGTCACTTCGCCTCACTCCGCCTTGTACTGCGGGGCCTTCTTCGCCCACTCCACCACCGCCTTCAGCTTGGCGATGGACTGCTCCGCGTCCCGGATCAGGTTCGCCACCGCGTCGGGCTGGTACTCGTAGCCGTCCTGATCCACCAGCAGCCCGTCGGGCTTCACCGCCAGCGTGTCGCCGTCCAGATACGACAACAGGTTCGTTAGGTCGTCGCGGGTCAGATCGGTCGTCATGGCAATCTCCGTTGGCTTGTGTTGGGTCACTTCCACCAGCCGAACCAGTTCACCGGGCGTTCTCCCGAAAGTCGGCATTCCAGTTGGTACAGCCCGTAGCAGCCCGCACCCACGAAGGTCAGGACGGTCAGGGTGACGAGGAAAGCGAAGGCGGCGATCATTGCAGTTGGCCTCATCAGGCACCGCGTTACGGTGCGACGGGTGGCGGTCCCCGTTTCGGCCTGAGTTAGATGGGCGAGAAGTGCCCGTAATCGCGTAGGTGACGGAAGCGAAGGTAGGACATCAGGTTCCCGAGCTTGATGTCTAACAGGGTGGGGAATCCGCTGTTCGCCTGGATATCCAGCCACCCGCGTTCGGCTTGGATTTCGCGGATGCGGCGGATCATGGTGAGGGTCGCGTTCATGGTCGGCTCCGGTCGGGGGTGGTGTTGGCTTGTCTGCACTTACTCTACACAAGCGGTTAACCGCTGTCAACCGCGTCTGACAAGATTTTCGGACTTCTTGTTTTGTTACCGCGAACCGCCGGACGTGGTATCCTTGTCCTGTCCCAACAGGAGGGCTGCGTGTACGATGATTACCATGAGCAAGAAGAAACAGAACAGCGGTAAGCACTCCGCACCGCGTCGTGCCGTTCAGTTCCCGGCCGCCTGGATCGAGGCCGCCGAACAGGAAGCGTCCACCCGGCCCGCGCCGGTCATGTGGTACATCGTCGAACTCATCAAGAAGGACTTGGAAGCGAAAGGGAAGAGAACGCCGCCGACACCTTGGCCGCCAGCCGGCACCGCTCCGAAGTGATCCCTAACCGATACTGTACAAGTGTGAGGTGCGATCCGCTCGCCGTCAACCCGGCCGGGCGGATTTTCTGTTTCGTGCCTAAGTGTTTCGTCTTCGGGGAGTTGGGGCGGAACTACCTGTTCGGGCGTACAGATTTTCTTGACTTCGGCTTGCCATCGTTGATGGTTTGGAAGTGAAAAGGGCTGAGAGGTTCTAACCCCCTCAGCCCCGGTGGTTCAGCGGTGACGGCCGCGAAACCACACCCGTGAGATTCTAGTATCCACCACGGGTTGTGCGTTTTCAAGCCGACACTTCCGAATCCCCCACCGATAGCCCCAGATTGGGCGAGCCTGTGACGCCGAAGGTTCCCTTGCGAGGGTCGGCGTAGCCCTGCCACCAGCTTCGTCGGTGGCAAACGGTGACCCGGTTGCGGGTTGCCGAACCGTCAGTGCCCGTTGACTCCGAGCCTTAAAACGGGAACAACGCTGAACGGCAGGCAGGGTGAAAGCCCCGGATGCCTGAACAAAACACCGGGGACGGTCAATGCGTACTACCGGCTCCATACCGGGAACGTCCGACCGCCACCGATTCCGCAAGGGGTCGGTGTGCACCTACCTCACCTCCCAAGAATGTCCACAGGAGTAGGGCACTCAGGACAGCGTGAGCGACAACCATCACCCACAGCCGACCCCGCCGCCCGGCGGGATACCGGAGGGAGTGCCGATGAGCGACATGAGCGAGGAGACGCGGGCACAGTTGCGGACGGCGTTCGTGGCCCTCCTGTCGGCCACGGATGGTGGCATGGTGGCGGTGCGGGTGGACCGGCAGAGGGACAAGCCAGTCGATGTGGAGATGTGGGGAAGTCCAAGTGCGACCGTTCACCTCACCACCGAGAAACAACTCGCCCTTTCCGTCCTGCTCGGCGACCAAACGGTGTCGGTCGCCTACGTCCTCGACAAGTGCCAGGACGACGGGTCGTTCGTGCTGCGGTCGGCCGACGAGGTGCGGGCGGAGGAGCGGGAGCGGATTCTGTCCGCCGTGTGCGAACGGTACGAGCACTTCGCCGGCGACGAACACCCGAGCGCCGTGATTGACCTCGTCTCGGCCGCGTGCCGCTAGGCGGCCCCGTCCAGCCGGGCGGCCACGTCAACCGGCCTGCTCCCGAGAAGCCACGTCCCGTAGCCCGGCGATATTCTGTCCGACGTGTGAATAGGTCCGTTCGATCATGCCGATACTCGTGCCCACCAGCGCCGCCACCCGCGCTGCTGGCACCCCGGCCTCCAGCCGCTCGGTGATGTAGGCGTGTCGCGTCGCGTACACCGTCGGGGCTGTGATGCCGGTCGTCGCCATGATCGCCCGCCATCGGCTGTTCACGTTGCCCATCGTTAACTTGTGCCCGCGGTGGTTGCGGAACAGCAGGCCGGAGCCGTACTTCACCCGCTGGCGGGTGAGGGCGAGCACCGCCGCCGGGGAGAAGATGATCGTCCGCAGCTTGCCGCTCTTGGCCGTCTTGTGGTCCCTCAACACCGCCTGCGCGTTCCGCCAGTCGATCCCCTCGACGGTCAGCCCCCGCACCTCCCCCGGCCGGGCGCCGCTCTCCCACAGCACCCGCAAAAAAGCCGCATAGTCGCCAACCGCCGCCGCCTCAGCCCTGACGAACTCGGCGGCGCTCACCAGGCAGTCGGCCCCGCGGTACTCGGCCGGCGGGATTCGCACCCGGAACGCGGCACACCCTGCCCACCGCACGAACGCCTGCGCCGCCGCCAAGGTCTGCCGGACGGTGCCCCGCCGCCACCCCTCCCGGCCCGCTTCCCGCTCCACCTCCAGCGGGTCGAGGTGTTCGACGTTTCTCGCCCCGAATGTTCGAACAAGCCATGCCAGCCGGTCGGCGACATCCGTGGCGGTCTTCTGCTTGATCCTGTGCCGCACGTCCGCCACGTACTTCGGCACCAGCCCGGCCACGGTGCCCGCCCTGACGCGCTCAGAGGCCCGTGGTTGCGCGTTCGCCGGCACCCCCGCCGCTTTCAGTGCCTCGCCGAGATCGGCCGCCAGACGCGCCAATTTGGCCACCGCTTCCGCCTCGTCGGGACCCAGATTCACAAGCTTGCCCCCGTGCTTCGTGTAGTAGGCGCCGCGTCCGTTGCGCTGCCACACTTTTGCCGGCCGCCCCATATTCGCCTCCTTGCGAAATGGTGTCGTTTGGTGTGCCGGTACGCTCAGGATCGCGCATAACGCCTGAAAACGCTAGGCGGGATCGTAGAACTTTCTTGTCCGAACTCTTTAACGGACAAAGGTTTACGTCGATCCGTCCGGCGTGCGTTCCGGCTGAAAACGTAGGGGGTATAGACGGAAGTGCGGGGTGCGCCAAGCGGAACGGGTTTGGTGTTCGGGGAGTGGTCAGAATGTGGGCGGGGAACGACTTGGGTGGACCCGTCCCCTTACCCCTCATACCGGCGAGATGTTTACAGACTGGAGAAGTCAACGACGCGGGCGGGAAGTGGTTTGAGCGGTGCCGCTTTCCGCATCCGGTTGATAGCCTTCTTCGCCTTGCGGAGCGTCACCTTTTTGCCCCCTTCGAACTCCGCGGCCTCGTGGCAAGACCTGCACACCGGAACCAGATAGCGGATTTGCTTCCCGGACAAGTCGTTGGCATGGTATCGGTTGTGGTGGACCTGCTCTGCCGGGTTCGAACACGCCACGCACCGCCGCCCCTTCGCGGCAAACACCCTTGCCCGCACCTGCTTCCACAGATCGCTTGCCAAGTATTCGGCGTAGGTGGAGAACCCCATCGCTTTGAGGTTCCGCTGCCGGCTGGCGTAGTCGTTGCCGTACACCTCTGGTGCGTTCCCGGCCTTCGAACGCTTGCCGTTCTCGGTGCGGCAGTCGGCGCACCACAGCATTACCTTCCCGTTCGCTTTCAGGAAGGCTTCCGACGGCTTGTCTTGTTGGCACTTGAGGCAGGATTTCAACATGCGATGAACCATCGGAGAGGCGGGGAATTTTGGTCCCCCTGCCTCTCTTCGTAACCGTTCCCGCTATTGCCACGTCTGTCAAGAAAATCTGAACGTCCGACGGGGGGTGAAGTGGGCGTCGGGAGCCGTCCCCCGACGCCGGGAAGGTGCGTCAGGCCGCGAGGTGTTCGGCCACCACCGCGTCGAAGTCGGCGACCGTGTGCGCGCCGGCCGCCATCATCCGCACCGGCACCGCCTTGTCCGGGAACAGGGCGTTCCAGATGGAATCCATGACCGCCCCGTCGAGCTTGTCCACCACCATCGACAGGATCGCCTTCACGAACGGCATGTGCAGCTTGGCGATCTCCGCTTGCAGGAAGGTGTGCAGCCACGACTTGAGGGCGTCGGGGGCGTTGCCCACCAGCGCCGTCGGCACCGTCGGGTTGAGGCGGTCGAGGAAGCTCTTGGCCAGGGCCGCCACCCACGCGAACTGCGGGGGCAGGAACGTCGTCAGGGCGGTCAGGATCGCGCCCGCAATCGTCTTCCAGTCCATCGTCGTTACCTCGTGAGGTTGGGTCTATTGTGACCGGCCGCGGGCCGGGTTGGTGGTCAGGCGTAGCCCTTCTTGGCACGCCGCTTGGCAATCCGCTTGCGAAAAGCCCGCGTGTCGTCGCGTGTCGTGGACCGACTCCGCCCGCCGTTCGATTTGAAGTGGCCGGGGTCGGCCGGCGGTGTGTAGCGGTGGACCTGATCGAACGGCAGGTAGGACATCTCGGCCGCGAGAACGGCGGCAGCGAGTACGGGCATGGGTGGTCGGTTCATCGCTTCTCCAAATGGTGCCGGTAACTACCGACAGATTGGACCACTTCAAGAACTCCCAGACGTGTACCGCAGCGGTTGCCACGCGGGGAGCTGCACCGGGGCAACGGGCGTGTCGATCTGTCGCCCCCACTCGCCCGCCAGCCGCTCGACCTCGGCCGGGCTGGTGGACCGGGGCCAGGTGGTCGTGCGGCCCTTGTAGGTGGCGTGCCAGGCGGCGGGGGTGACGGACACCTGCACCGGCTCGACGGTGGGGCTGAAGGCGGGCGGATCACGGTAAGCCGGCGGGTCGCGGTAGGCGGGCGGCTCGGCGGTCATCGTCACGAGCAGGATCAGCGTCAGCATCAACTCTCCTTAGTTGGCGGTCGGGGGTCCAGCGTCCTGGGGGTCGTCAGAGACACATTCAACGATGCACACGTCGGGCTGGTCGCCGTTGGCGAACAGGTGTTGCTCGTCCAAGTACACGCGGCCGTTGCCCCACGGACCCCAGTCCTTCCGCCACGAGTTCGGGTTGTCCAGCACCCACCGCCCGTCGGGGAGCAACTTCACCCCGTCAGCGTGGTTGCAGTGGTTCCCCGGTCCGCGGTCGTGACCGGCCACGCCGTACTTGTCGAATCGCTCGAAGTTGTTGCCCACCATGTAGCCGTACACCGGGATCATCGGTTTCGGTAGCAACAGGGCGGTGATGATGTCGGCGTAGCTCGTCACCTGATACGCCTTCGCCAGCTTGAACCGAGCTGCCTCCGCCTTTGCCGTCGCGGGCATCCGACTTTGGTAGATGGGGTCTTGGCCGACCGTCGAGAACAGGCAGGTGCCCGTACTCATCCCGGCCGCGATCCCGTCCGAAATCACCGCCCCTTCGTCCTGGTTGCCGTTGATGAGCGAGTAGAAGAATGCCGGCGAAAGCAGGAGCGGTTTCATACCCGCGATCGCCCGCGCCTTGCTCATCCCCATCGCCCACCCGTTCCCGACACAACTGCCGTGTTGCCCCTGGTCGAAGATGCCGAACACCGGGTCGAACGCCCGCCGGTCGATCTCCTGCCAATCCTTCTTGTCGAACACCGGGAAGTGGTCCGCGAACCGCGGCAGCGCCTTGAACAGCCCGCCCGCGTCCGGCCGGCTGGCCAGCTTGCGGACGTGTCCGTTGTGGTCCGTGAACTCGTCGGGCGTGTCGCCCGGCATCGCTTTCAACTGGCTCACTTCAGCACCCCCTTGAGTTTGGCCGCGAGGTCGGCGTCGGTGGCCGGCAGCGGGAACGCCGTCACCACCTTGCCCGCGTCGTCGAACACCAGCACGCACGACGGCCCCACCTTGGCGTCGGCCATCGCCGCGTCGTAGTTCTTGGCCTTCAGCTTCTCGGCGTCGGAAACGCTGCCGTACAGCCGGCACTTGCCCGCCGTCTTGAGCTGCCGGGCGGTCGGCCCGTCCGTCACCATCACCGCCTTCGGGTCTGGGGCGGACTCGTTCACGATCATCACGGCCCACGTGCCCTGGGTGACGGGAACGGGTGGCGTTGGCGGCACGGGCGGTGGGACGGGCGGCGCCGGCTGCCCGGCGACGGTGAACGTCGTACACACGCCCTCCAACTCGCCCGCCGTCCACCAACTGACCACGAACGCGGCGCCCGGCTTGGCGTCGTCCGGGCACTGGAACACGTACCGCCGCTCCCCCTTCTTCGGGGCCAGCTCCTCGAAGAACGCCTGCTCGTCGGTGAAGTTCCGTGCCAGCCCGATTTCCTTGTCCGTCTTCACGATGACGCGGATGAGTTGGCCGGGCTTGACGGCCTTTTCTTTGGGCACTTCGGGCGGTGCCGCGACCGCGAGAGCAGACGTCGCCAGCACGAGCAGTAATGCAGACGGACCACGCATCGGTTCTCCCGTTGAGGTTGGGGTCAGCACTTTCCCTTGTCGCAATCCGGCCGGCTGGTCACTTCCTCGTAGCAAGCCGCGCAGTAGTAACTCCGGCACTGAGAGCACCCGCCGACCGAATGAGATTCGTCCGTCTCGCACCCGCACTCCTCGCAGGTTTGGGCGGTCGTGTCGTCATCGCCGGTCTCGGCTTCCATCACGTCCTCCAGTGGTCGATCAGGCACAGGGCCGCGGCCACCAGCCCGAGCACCAGCAGCGCGGCGGACAGGTACAGGCGGCCGAGCCAGGGGTAAAGGATGTCACTCACGGGTCGGCTCCGGCTTGGGCGGCGGTTGTTGCGTGTAGTCTTCCCACTCGGTGTCGGCGCGCATGTCGGCGACCTCTGCCGCCACGTCCACCCCACGCCAAGCGTCAGGGAACATGGCCGCGATCTTGTTCAGTGCCGCGATCGGGTCGGCCTTCTCCCCGAGATACTTTCCCATTTCCCCATCCCCCTCAGTTGTTCGGCATCCGCATCGGCACCATCGCGGGCTTCGCACGCTCCCGCAGCCTGGACAGGTCAAACCTGTGGTCACTGATCGGGCGGAACGGCGGGGTCATGGCCCAACTCCGCTCCCACGGCCCCACCAGCCCCAGCGCCTTTCCAGTCTGCCACACGATTGCGCCATTGGTGTCGCAACTCATCCAAGCGGCGGCGGAGTCGGTGACGGGGTTCGGCTGGGCGATCAGCCAGAGGGCGGCAAAGAGGGTCACGATCTCTTGCGTGGTGGGCACGGGTCTCCCTCGTAGGCCAGACAGGAGCGGACGCGCTCCAGGAACGCGAACAGGCGGTTGCGGTGCCGGTTCCTGCGAACCCACCCGGCGAGCCACGTCCCCCAAAGCAATGACGTGGCGATGAACCCGATGATGAAGGCGTCGTAGGCGTCCATTACTTCCTCGGTTTCTTCCGTCGGAGGATTCTCCTCAGCACGCGGCTCGGATTTGGCCTCGTCATTTACGTCGCTTCCTTCGCTCCGCCTTGTCCCGTGCCGTCGGTTCATCCGGCTCTTTCACCGGCCGGTCGCACACCCACCGGCCGCCCTCGAACCGGCACTCGCACGGGTCCATCGGGGCGCGGGCGTAAACGCAGCGGCAGTGCGCCCAACGGTCGATCACGGCCAGTTGTTCGGCGAGGGTCACTTCCGCCTCCGGAACAACCACGCGGTGCCGAACGCGATGCCGGACAGCAGGATCAGGACGGCGGCGGTGGCGGCCGGCTCGCTCATGGTTCACCCGTGGGTTCATTTCGCGTCCGGCGTCCTCAACTCGTGCGAGCCGGTGGACGGCTCCGGCATCCCCTTGCTCGTCAGCCAGTCCACCGTCTGCTCGAGCTTCGACCGCAGCCGGACGATTTCCTTCTCGTGCCGCAGGCGGGCGGACTCGGCCGTGGCCCGCACCTGCACCAATTCCTTCTTGCAGTCCCGCTCGGCGTCCCGCGAGGTGGACACCTCGGCCACCAGCCGAGTCTCGACCGCCTTGGCCCGCGCCGCCTCGTCCTCCAGCGCCTTCACCTTGGCGGCCCACCCGCCCACCGCCGCCTCGACTTCGAGCTTTTTCACCCCCGTGCGGTAGTTCAGGTAGGCGGCCCAACTGGTACCGAGGACGGTGATGAAGGCCGACGCGATCCCAACCCACGTGAGGGCTTGCCCGCCAACATCCAACTGGTCCGCGAACATCATCGGTCAACCTCCGGAGGGCACAGCGGGTCAGGTCAAGGCACTTCAGCCGCGGAACAGCTTGCCCCACCGCTCCATCTCGGCCCAGTGTGCGGCGGTGAACACGGGCTTGCCGCCCGGCATCGGCGGGTCGGTCGGGTTCGGGTCAACGGGCGGGTCGTCGGGGTCAGGATCGGGCACTGGGGTCGGTGTGGTGGACCTCAGCGGGTAGCACTCCAGCCGGTCGATAGGTTGGAATTTCGTGTCGCCCGGTTTGGCGATGTACATCCTCAGCGACGGGACCACGTCGCCCCTCGTGCCGGTGAACCCGAGCCACACCGGGTAGCCCTTCCCCTCTTCTACCTGCTGGAACAGGTCCGTGAACTTCGGCCCGCCCGGACCGTTGTCCGCCTCCCCCGACAGGACGGTTTTCCCGCACCATTGGCCGAACAGTGCCCCCTCCCCCTCGAAGTGGAACAGGGCCGGGCCGGTGAAACTCGGCACGTACAGGAACGAGAAGTCCATCGCCACGTTGGGCGGGGCGAACCCCCCTTTCGGCGTTGCGTTCCCGCCACCCCAAAAGCCGTTGGGGGGGCGCTGGAGGCTGGTGAACTTCGGCGGGGTGGAGAACGGGTCTTGAGTGTCCCACTCCCGGCAGAGGGTGACGCCCTTGACAGCGGTGTCGTACTTCGAGGTGTCGGCGAGTGGAGTGGCCTTCTCGATCTGATCGAGCGGCGGGAATTCGGGGACGTTCAGCCACGGCGTCGGCGTGGGGGCGGGCGGCGGGGACGGTGGCGGAGGGGCCGGCGGGTCGAACGCCGCCGCCCACTTCGCCAACTGTTCGCCGGTGAACGGGGTCTTCGTCTCGGTGTTGCCGCTCTGCACCAGCCCCGGTGACGGCACGCCCGCCAGGTCGATCACGTCGCCAGCCTTCTCCGGGCTGACGGTGTTGTCAACCACTTGGCAGTTGACCACCCCGGTCAGGTTGAAACAGGTGTAGTGGGACTGGATGGTGTTCCGGCGGATGGTCACGTTCGTGGAGGGGGAGGCGCCGTCCTGGTTGTAGACGTTGATCGCCCACCCCTTCGACACGATCTGGTTGTCCTCGTACACCGCGTTCGTCACCCCGTCGCCCGTCGCCCCGCCGCCGGTGCCGTCCCACCCGCAGTCGAAGCACAGGTTGCGGCTGATCTGCGGCCCGACGATCATCCCGGTACACTCCGGCACCGGCGAGCCGTCCGCCTGCTTGGGGAAGATGGCCACGCTCGTCTTGTAGTCGCCGTTCAGGTGAATCGCCGCGTCGTCCGCGTGGTACAACTCGTTGTCGGTGATGACCGGGTTCTTGCAACTGTTGCCGCCGTACACGTTGTGCTGGCCGTGCGGTCTGGCACACTTGTTGAACGTGAACGTGAAGTCGTCGCACGCCGTGAAGTGGGTGTTACACCACGCTGCGTCCGTCTGCTCGGTCCGTGTGACCGTCACCCCGTTGGCGAACCCGAACCACATGTTCGTGGACGAACACTCGCCGAACTTGCCGCCAATGATGACCGTCCCGCGTGCCTCCTCCCGCCGGTTGAAGGGCAACTCCATCCGGATGCAGTGCGCACCCTTGGCAGCCCCGCCGGTGATTGCCCCGATCACCGCGTCCGGGTCGAACGTCAACTTCACCGGCCCCACCCGGATCTTGTCGGGGAACGTGTACGGGGTGCCGTCCCCCTTGGCGACGTTTACCTCGTCGTTCGCGGCCGGCGTCCAGCGGTCCAGCGTCCGCCACGGCTTGCCTTTCGACCCGTCCCCGCCGGACGCGGCGGCGGAGTCAACGTAATAGGTCGCCATCGTCGTGCCCTCTGTGGTCGTGTCGTCAGTCGGCGGGCGGCGTATAACGATTGCCCACCCGTTGAGGTCACACCGCCTGCACGAACGGGAACGTCCCGGCCGGCGCGTCCCACACCACCACCGGCGTCCAACTGCTGCTGATTGGCACCGCCGCCGAGTAGACGCCGCTCGCCGACCCGTCCTCGAACGTCTGCCCGGTGGTGTGCGGGATGAGCACCGCCCCGGTGGCCGCGTCGTACACCGTCCATCCGAGTGTCGCCGTTTGCCCGGTGTAGTCCGGCCCGTAGGGGGCCGCGAACGCCCGGCTGGTCACGCCGGAACCGGGCAGGCTCGCGTAGGTCTTGGTGCCGCTCGTGTACCCGCTCCCGGAAACGGTCAGCGTCCGCAGGGCGGCGGTGGTCGGGGTGTAGGTGAACGTCGTCGTCGTCTGCCCGGACAGGACGGTGGGGCTGCTCGGCGAGAACGACCCGCCCGCCCCGCCGTCCGACAGGGTGAGGGATGTGTCCGCCCCGACCGAGGCTGACGCGGTGACGGTGAACGTCGTGCTGGCCACCGAGACGGTGCCGTAGGTCGGGCCGGTGATGGTGAGCGACGGCGCGGCCGACGTGGTCACGGTGAGCGTGTTCGAGTTCGCCGTCGCGGCGGCGTTGTCCGTCACCACCACCCGGAAGTAGGCCGCCGTGCTGGGGGTCATCCCCGTGATTGCCCAACTGCCGGTGGTGCCGGCCGCCGGGTTGGTCGAGGCGGTCGCGGGGGTGGACACCCCCGTCACGTTCGTCCACCCGGTCGAGCCGTTCGCCGAATACTGCAACTGGTTCGAGTAGGGGGACGTGCCGCCGCTGTTCGTGGCCAGGCTGAGCGTGGCGGTCGAACTCGTTACCGCACTGCTGGAGAGCGTGCCGGCCGTCGGACCCCCGGCGCCGACGGTGAAGGTGGCCGTCGCCCCGTTACTCGCGTCGGTGACGGTCTGGGCGCCGTTGGTCGAGCCGGTGAAGGTGCCGCTCGACGCGGTCGCCGTCGTCACCGCCTGAGAGCCGATGGCGTTGCCGCTGCCCGTAATCGTGAACACCGGGGCCACCGTCGTCCACTGCGTGAGCGTGCCGGTGAAGGCGAGGGCTTGGCCGGTCGTGCCGCTCGTCGGGCTGACGGCGAACGTCGCCCCGGCACAGTCCAGCACGGTCGAGCCGCTGACGTTGCCCGAGTCCAGGTGCCACAGGTTTTGAATGTTGCTCGCGGTGTTCGACCACGCGGTCGTCGGGGCGGTGAACGACGTGGCGAGGGCGGCGGTGAAGACCCCCACCTCGTCGAGTTGGCCGGACCAGAAGCCGGTCGCAATACCGTTGTTGGAGTACGCACCGACCAGAACGCGGTCGGTGCCGCCGGTGGCGGGGGCGTAGCTGCCGGACACGCTCATCCCGCTCGGCACCGCCCCGTCCACCGACAGGGAGGCGGTCGTGCCGGTGACGACCAGCCGGACGTGGTGCCACGCCCCGTCGTTGTAGGTGGCCGACGACACCACGTTGGCGTTGGAGTTGTAGCCCCGCACGTTGAAGTAAATGTTGCCGGTAGCCATCCCGATGACGATGTTCGCGTTCGTGCTGTTCGTCAGGGCGATCACCGCCTGGAACGCCGAACTGCTGGACGTCTTCACCCGCGCGTCGATGGTGAAGCTCGCCCCGGCCGAGAACGAGAGCGTCGTCCCGGACGGCGTGGCGTACTGGCTCGTGCCGTTGAGCACCAGCGCCGAGCCGAACGCGGCCGGCACGCTCGTGGTCGTGAACGTCGGGGATGCGGTCAGGGTCAGGTTGTTGGCCATGTCAGACGCTCACCACGTTGGAGGGTTGGCCACTGGTTCCGTCGGGCGTCACGCCCCGCACCCGGTAGTAGCCCGTCGAGAGCGGGGTGTACGGCACCTGCGAGTCGAGCACGCCCGCCGTCTCGGTCGTGTACGCCAGCCCCGCCGCCGACCGCTCGACGGTGTACGACGCGGCCCCCGCCGCCCCCCGCCACCGCAGGGTGCCGCTCGACAGGCTCAGTGTCGTCACGCCGGGCACCAGCCACGCGGGAGCGGTTCGGCCCCGGAAGTCGTGCGCCCACTGCCGCAGGGCGAGCACCTTGCTTTGGTTGGTCGCGTTGCCGAACAGCAAGTCGTAGGGCAGGCTGTCCTGCCCGACGTAGTTGTTCGCGTTCTCCCACCCGTAGGTGTCCGCGTGGGCGGCGAGCGCCCACCAGCCGGAGCCGGCCATCTGACTCCGGCCCGTCACCATCGCGGCGAGGAACGTGGCCAGTGCCGTGCCGCCGCGGTTGTTGTTCCAGTCCCACTCGCCCGCGATAAATGGTTTCGTGGCGGCGGCACACGTGCTGATGTCGGTGGCCAACTGCGTCGTGCTGAGCGGGTAGTAGTGGTCGCTGTGCAGGTCGAGGTCGGAGTAGGCCAGGCTCGTCGCGTCCCACCCGTCGGCCGCCGGGAACGCCCCGTCGAGGACTAGCTGTCGAGGGGCAATCGACTTCAAGTAGGTCGCCAGGCTCCGCGCCCACGCCCCCCGGTTCCCGATCTCGTTACCCGTCTCCCACGCCATGATGGTCGGGTCGTCGCAGTACCGCAGGCCGGTCAGCGTGTTCCGCCGCGTGACGAACGCCTGCACGCAGGACTTCCACCGGGTCGTGGTGGTGGAGAGTGCGTAGAAGTCGGCGTTCGTGCCGGCCCCACCCAGGGCCGTGCTCCACTTGATCGGACTGCCGACGTAGTAGTCGTACCCCTCCCGGTCGCTCAGCACCGGGATGAGCCGCAGCCCGTAGTCGCGGGCGCGGGCCACGGCGTAATCCGCCACCACCATCGCCGCCTCGCTCGGGGTGGCCGCGAGCGCTTCGGTGCTCGTCGGGAAGACGCTGTTCGTGTACCCGAAGGTCGGCCCGAGCGAGTACCCGCGGACCACCTGACAGCCCATCGCCACGGCCGTGGCGTACCCGTCGTCCACCTGCTTGCGGCTGGGGTAGTAGGTGCCGCCGGGCGGGGTCGGCTGCCACGTCGCCGAGTGGCTCAGCCCCAACCACATGAAGTTGACGGAGACGAACGGGTCGAAGCGTACGCCCCCGACGTACAGCCCCGCCCCGCTCCGGGTGACGAACGGGCCGACGGGTTTGCGGGCCACCGCCCGCGTGGGGGCCGTGCGGCGGCTGACGGCCGCCGGGGGGGTCACCGCCTCCGGATACGGGCTGCGGAGGATGAGGCTCACGCGGACCTCCGCAGCGTGACGCCCTTGTAGGTGCTGATGCCGCTGACGGTGATCTTCAGCACGTCACCCGCGGCCAGCGTGACGGGGAGCGAGGTGCTGCTGAAGGACGTGGTGTCGGCGGCGAGGGCTTTGGTGTAGGCCAGCGTGCCGGTGCCTCCAACGCTCGGCGAGGCGGCCAGCGTCATGGCTTCCGGGGCCACGAAGTAGGCGTCGCCGTTGTCGGTGAAGCTGACGGACACGTCTTTGGGGGCGGCGAAGGCCAGGGCCGTGCGGAGGGCGGCGGCGTCGGCCAGGGCCAGGAGCGAGCGGCCGAACGTGGTGGTGGTCAGGGCGGCAATCGCCGTCAGGTCGCTGTCGAGGGGTTGGTAGCCGGCCGCGGCGGCAGCGGCAGCCAGGGATAGTATGCCGGCGACGGTCGCCTTCTTGCTCGACCCGGCCGGGTCGTCGGTCGTGTCGGACACGTCGCAAATATAAATCAAATCGCCCGCCGCCGGGGTGGCGCTCGTCAGGTCGGAGAGCTTCGTGTCGGCCACTGGTCGCGTCCTCAGCATTCGAGGGTGTTGACGGCCACGCTCACGCACATGGTGTCCGCGCCGTTCGTGGCTTCCACCGTGACCGTGACCGTCGTGCCGGCCGTTCCGCCGCTCACCCGGAAGGCGACCACGTTCTCGGTGCTGACCACGTCCGGCGTGCCGAGGGTCAGGCCGGTCGCCGACACCGTGGCCGCCGTGACGGGGGTGGCGGCGAACTCCGGGACTTCGGAGAAGTCCACGCCGACCGGCAGGGAGTCGTGGACGCCGCGGGTGTACATGCCCACGTTCATCGGCCGACCCTCACCGTGAACGTCCGCGTCGGGTTCCGCACCGTGAACACGAGCGTCGGGTACAAGACCGTCACGCCACCCTGCAACAGCAGGCTGCCGCCGTCCTGCAACAGCAGCCGCGAGCCGTCTTGCAGGAGGAGGTACGCCATGCCCAAAGCATGGCACCGACCGGGGAACCGGCGTCCTCAGCACGTCGGCGACACCCTCAACACCTCTTGCCGTGCCGCGCTCCGCCCCGGCGCCCACGCCCGCCGGATCACAAACCGCCGACCATTCCCCCACTGCCGCTTGGCCCAGGCCACCACCCCCCGGCGGGCGCTCTGTTCGCTCGGGAACGGCCGGCAGCCGGGCGTCTCCTCCGCCTCGCACGCCCACTGGTATTCGGGGTGCCGGCCGATCACCCGGCCGCCCTCCCCGCAGGCGTCCACCTCCGCCCACCACCCACCGGGCGCCCGCCACACCACCCAGCCTTGAGTTTGCCGCAGGTGCCACACCTTCCGCCAGTTGGTGCCGAACGTGGCCTTCCAGTGGCGAATCAGGGTCTGAGCTGCGGCACGGGCGGTGGGCATCCCGGAGCAGATGCGTTTCTGGAAGAACCGCGCATGAAACGTGCCGCTCGTCTTGTCCGGGTACACCCCGTGGTAGCCGGTGTCGCTCTGGGGTCGGGTGTCGCGCAGGTACAGCAGGTCCGAGGCGGTGACTGGTAAAGGGTCGGGCTGTGTCTCGCAGGGCATGGGGCGACCGCTCCGGGGGCGTGGTACAATGGGGTACACGTCTCGGAGCGGTCGCGGTAACACGGCGGCGGGGGTATTGCTGTGGCGGCGTGCCCCCGTCGTCGAACTCGAGTCTTGCACACCGGGCGGAACCGGCAGTTCAGTTCGGCGCCTCACCCCCGCTCGAGCACCGTCTGGTAGCCGCTCTCGGGGCGCACAACCCAGCCCTGTGACTGGAGCCATTCGACCGCCAGCCGGCCCTTGCCCTCGTACCCTCCCGCCCCTTTCGGCGTGTCGTCGAAGACGATCAGCCCACGATCGGACATCAGCCGTTCGCCCGCCTGCGCTTCCGTCAGCCCGTGCTCGGCGCATCCCGGCCGGTCCGTGTCCAAACTGTCGAGATAGGCCAGGTCGATGGGTTCGGTGCGGTTGAGCAGGTACGTCACGCTGTCGGCCTCGACCACGCTCACCCGCGACCACCGGCCGCACAGCGAACGTGACGTCGCGCAGTGCCCCGCGTCGTTGTCCACGCTCACCAGCTCGCCCCCGTGCGTTTCCAGCACCGCCCCGCACAGCCAGGTGAAGTAGCCGGCGCTCCAGTCGTCGGGCGACCGCACGCACCCCGTTTCCACAACCCGCGGGTGAGGGAAGCGTTCCCGCAGTTCCGCGAACAGCCATTCCGTCGTTGCCGCCCGCTGCCCCAACTTCTCACGCACCACCCGGCCCACGTCCACCGGCCGGCGACCCGCCGCCATCACCTCGCGCACGCCGATGTCGGCCATCCCCCGCCCGCACCCGCCCACCCCGGCGAGCGACGGGGCTTCGCCGAACACGAACCGGAACGGGAACGCGGTCATCACCACCGTGCCCGGCACCCCGTACAAGCCGGCCAGGTGCGACATGCCGCTATCGTTGCCGTACGAGTGGTCGGCGTTGGCCACCGCGCTCGTCACCCACGCGGGCGACTTGTCCCAATGCACCTCGCAGGACCGGCCGAACAGCGCCCGCAGGCGGGGCCGCTTGTGGTTCTCGCCGATCACGACGACCCGCCCGCCGAGCCGTTCGGCGAACTCCCGCCAGCGGTCCTCCGGCCAGTCGCGTGGCTTGTCGTTGTGCGCGTACGGGGCGATCAGCGCGTACCCCGGCGGGATGACGGGCGGCGGGCGTTTGACGGCACGCGGGCGGGCGGGGGCGAACGGGGGCAGGTCGCTCGACTTGGCGATGTTGTCGCAATACCACTGCGCCCGGCTCGCACAGGTGCCGGCCGCCGCCGCCCGCGTCTGGCCGTCGTAATCGGCGGCGGCGTCGATGCCCGTTTCGCCGCGGAACGGCAGGACCGTCACGCCGGGGTGCGACACGCCGGGGAACCACTCGCTCTTGCGGCAGTGGTAGACGACCTCGCGGCCGGCGTCGGCCAGGCCGCAGGCGGCGTAGAGGCCGGTGACGGCGTCGCCGATGCCGTGGGCGGAGAGGTGGATGTGGATCATGCCCCGCTCGCCTCCAGCGCCCGGAACAGGTCGAGCCGCCGCTGCAACCCGCCCGCCTGCTGGGTCAGCCCGGCCGGGTGGACGAACGGGGGGAGGGGCGGGCCGAGCAGTTCCCACCCCCGGTCACGCCAGTGCTGCCAGTGGGTCGCCGGGTGCGGCAGGTCGTGCAGTTGCCACCCCGCCCGGAACGTCGTCGCCTTGCTCCACAGTTCTTCGCTGATCCAGTGCTTCGGGATCGGGCGCAGTGGCGGCTCCCAATAGCCGGCGTGCGTCGGCCGCAGGACCACCAGCCCGCTGTTCCAGTGGATATCCTCGGCCCCGTCGGGAACGCCCACCCCCTGCGAGTCGCACACTTCGCGGAGCTTCGCGGCGAACTGCGGCATCAGCCCGTGGGCGCTCAGGTCGTCGGAAATGCTCACCCCGATGCGGCCGGGGGGAACCACGTCGAACAGGTCGGGGGCGTCCCGCCGCACCCACACGTCGGCGTCCATGCAGATCGTCCCGCCGGGATAGTGCGGGACGAAGTCCTTGAACCGGAACTTCTCCAGCATGAACCAACTCTGCGTTGTGTCGCCCAGCACCACGTAATCCGCCCCCATCCGCTCGGCGTACCGCTGCTGACTGGCCCGCGTCAGGTCGTGCGTCCGCAACCCCTCGTCGCCCACCGCCACCGTGATGACCAGGCGGGGGCGGGTCGGGGTGAGCGTTGGCGGCGGGACGGGTTGCCAGCGGGGGAGTTGACCGGGGACCGGATAGGGATTGGGCGGAACGAGGATGTAGGGATTCGGGTCGGGGGCGGCGGTCATCTTGGCGGCGGACGCAGAGTAGCCCGGACATTTCTCGCCGCACCCCTGGCACGGACACACCACCGGGCCGAGCGGCTGAGCCGGGTGGGTGCAGTGCGACCACTTCCGCCGGTGGTCCAACTTCAGTCCGTTCCGTTCGGCCCCGGTCAACTCGTCGCCGACGTGGACGCAGGGCAGCGACACGCGGGCTGGGGCTGGTGCCGGCCGCTTCGGGGCATTCGCGTGATTCCGCCTGCCGCCGTTGCCGGCGTTCAGGTCGCACCTGTGGCACCACGAGCCGGGCGAGCAGGCGTGTGGGATTGCGACGGCCAAGTCAGCCCCCTCGTCACAGCCGTGAAATGTACACGTCGGCCTCGCCGCTCACGTACTCGTCCACCCCGGCGAACAGCACCCGCCCGACGTACTGGTCCGGGTCGAACCCGTCGGCGCACGACGCGGTCGTGTACAGCCGGCCGTCGTCCGGCGCCGTGGACCAACCCGGTTCGAGCGTACCCCCGTCGTCGAACGCGAAGTGCGTCAGCCCGTTCCCGAAGAAGATGACGATTGCCAGGTCGTCGCCGGAACAGGAGAAGCCCATCCGCAACTGCCGGATGTCGGAGCCGGTGCTGCCGAGGCACGCGGTCACGCTCCCGCACGGGGACGTGGGGGTTAGGGGGTCCAGGCGGTAGCTGTTCGCCAGCCCCATGTCGGGGGTCTGGTTCAAGAAGCTGATGACGAGCGGGTAGGGGATCGTGAAGGGTTGGGCGCACGACCCGCAGGTGACTACCAGTGGGCACGCATCGCCCGCATCTTCTAAATTCGCATACGGGCCGGTCGTCGCCCCGTCGGGGGGCGTGTACACGCCGTCCTCGTCGGCCTCCACGCCGACCGGCCCGTCGGCCGTACACCAGTAGGTCGTCGGACAACAGGACATGGCTCAGCCCTCGCCCGGCGGGGAGACGATGTTAAACGTGATGGTGACGAACCCGCCGCCGCTGGTGTCGAACGAGTCGGTGGTCGCGCCGGAGCCGCTGTCCGACCCGGTGTCCGCGCCCACCAGCGACCACGTCGCCGTCTCCCCGACGAACAACTGGCACTCGGCGGTGTAACTGCCGTCGGGTACGTAGATCAGGATGTTCCCGGAGCTGTTGGTGACGTAGTCGGTCAGGCCCACCGTGATGGTGCGGACGAGCGAGCCGCCCCCGGTCATAATCAGGTTGACGAGAATGGTGTTCAGCGCGGCCGGCGGTGGGGGCGGCGACGTGCCGCCGATGATCTCCGTCACACCGCACGCCGGGTCACAGTACCCCGACTCCCGGCACTCCACCGTCCCGTCGGCCAGTCCCCACCGCTGGGCGATGCCGGCCACGCCGATGATCGCCCCGTACTCGTCCACGAGGGGGATCAGGCACGGGTCGCCGAGCGGGTACTCGCCGCTCGCAGCCTCCGCCGCCGGCGCCTCGAACTCCCACGTGCCCGCCACCGTCGGAGATTTCCGCATCATCACCATCGACCCCGTCGCCACCGTGCCCGTGTACCCCGCCTCCGGCTCCGCGACGTAGGCGTCGAACTCCCCGAACCGCGACCCGTCCACCCAGCTCCCCGTGGCCGTCTGCACCCGCTCCACCCACGAGTACGCCCGGTGGTCCCCGTCCACGCCCGACCCCGCCGACCCGCCGCCGCCGTGGCCGAGGATCTCGGCGAAGAAGAAGTTGTCGAAGGATTTGGAATCAATCCCGATGATCTGCCCCTGCATTCGGCCGGGGCGGTCGATCGTGAGGGGGGCACTCACCACGTCCACCCGCAAGCCGTACCGCTGGTACGCCTTCATCATCTCCCGCATCAGGGCGACTTCGGCGGCGTCGAGCATGGGTTACGGGATGGCGTAGGTGGGGTCGTCGGCGTGTCGGAACAGGTGCGTGAAGTTGGTCGATTCCAGGGCGGTGACGCCGTTGTAGCTGCCACGGGTGGTGGAATCCCCGGCGGTAGCGAGATACCAGTACCGGGTTTTGCGCCAGGGGAACAAGTGGTGCCCGTACTTGGGGTCGGGGGTCGGCCCGCTCACCACCCGCTTGACCGCCGCCGGGTCGCGGGGAGGGTCCATGTAGTCGAAGGAGAGGGTGTAGTCGGCCGCCCACGACCCGAACTCCGAATCGGTCCGAACCGGCAGTTGGTAGCTGTGCTCCTCCAGGGCGCTGAACAGCAGCGTGCCGGCCTTGTACCGCGAAGCCGTGCCGGGGAACGGGGCGTCGTTCACCGTCCCCAACTGCCGCACCAGCCGGACCGGCAGGGGCATCATGAACGAGTCGTAGTGCGCCTCGTCGAAGTCCATCCGCCCGCACGTGTACTCGATGGGCACCGCCCGCCAGGTGATCTGGAATTTAGTCACGTTCCGGCGGACGTATTGGGTGCCGTTGAAGGCGGACGCCGACCCGCTCCCCGCGGTCGGGCCGTCGCCCCCACCTTCCGCCCAATACAGGCTCGCCGCGTCCCCGGCGCCCTCGGCGGTGATGAGGTCGAGCTGGACCGACTTGCCGACGGTCCCCACGTTCCGCATCCACTCCTTGCCGATGTAGTTGTCCGCCCACGTCGGGTCGGTGTCGGCCCACTGCCGCCCCCACACCGGCTTGAACCGCACGAGGATGTCCACCTGCGTATACCGGGTGGTGAACGCCGGGGAGTACCCCTCGAAGCCGACGCTATCCTCTTTGGCTTTATTCGCGCCGACCGTCTGATGTTGCGCGAGCGGGTTCCACAGGAGCGGGGCGACGCTATCGGCCCACAGCCACGGGAACCGCGGGTGCTGAACCGGCACCGCCTCCCGGTGCAGGCGGTACGGCGAGGCGAAGTCCGCCCAGCTCCAGCCGAGGATCTGTTGCAGGCAACTCCGCACCTTGTTCGAGGTGGTGGTGATGAGCAGGGCTTCCTCGCTGTTCTGGAGCGAGTGCGCCCCCGACCCGCCGGGGTTCTCCTTCGCCACCTTCTCCCGCCAATCGTCCAGGTCCCACAGGTCGGCCGGCTTCTCCGGCAGGATGATGACCGGCACGTGTCACCTCCCCGCGAAGTAGGCGATGTAGGTCACGGACTCGGAGGCGTGCGAGTCGAGCACCTTCACGTCCTTGTGGGTGGCGTCCACCGGGTAGCCCGTCGTGCCTACCGGGTCGCCGACCGCGTGTCCCGGCCCGCCCGGAAGGATGGTGCGGGTGTGGGCCGCGGCCCCGAAGTCGAGCAGGTGCTGGTTCGCCGCGGCGTTGCCGATGGTCAACTTGCCGGTCGTCGAGGTGATCGTGATGTAGCAGGCGACGAGTGTCGTCAGGCTGACGGTCCCGCTGGTGCCGTCCGGGCTGTCCAGCGCCTGCAGGTCAATGGTGGCGCTGGTGCCGAAGGTGAGCGTGCCCGACTTGAACCCGATCTTCTGGACGCGGTTGGTGATGGCCGCGTCGTCGTACCAGTCCGGCTGGCTGTATTCCTTCACCTTCGGCACGGCGCGGCTGAACGCCGTCGCGCCGATCGTGCAGGACGTCTCGACCCCCGTCGTCAGCTCGAATGAGGCGTTGGATACGGCCATGTGGTGAGCATGGCCGTTGCCGGGGAACCGGCGTCGGGGCACGCCGGTTCCCCGGCGGCACTCACTCTGGTGGCATGGCGTCCACGAACATCATCGACAGCGTGCAGCAGTTGTTCGCCGGCTTGGCCACGTTCAGCGGCAAGCCGAGTGCCCTGTGGCTCGGCCCGGTGTGGCCGACCTACGCCGGCTCGTTCACCAACCTGCCGTTCATCCAGTTCAACCACGACGGCACCGAGGACGAAACCGACTTCGAGTACACGCAGTTGGAGATGTGGCCGTTCACGTTCGAGATTCGGGCGGAGACCGCCCAGCAGTGCATCCTCATCCACGACCGGGTGAAGTTGAACGGCCAGAACCCCGAGGCGCAAGCCGGCTTCCGCTACGCGGCCACGATGACCATGCCGCCGGGCTACTCGTTCAAGGAGTTCCGCCCGGTCGGAAAGTGGCGGATCAACCCCGTCCCGGCCCAGACCGGGCCGTCCGGCGCCCCGCTCCACCTGCTCACCTTCCAGATGGAATTGCACGTCCAGCGGGTCACGTTCAGCTAGCCGACGCCGGTTCCCCCCGCCGGGTGAAGGTGCGGTAGCACACCCACCGGATTCACCCTCATGGCTCACCTTCCTGTCGCCGGCTCATGGGGGCGGGTCAACCTCGTGAAGGTCGCCCCATCACTGACCACTCCCGTGTTCACGTGGTCGGGGAGTACGGTCGTCGCCCGCCTGACCTCGTGGCGTGCCCGCGAGTCGAAGGCCGGCGGCACCCCGTCGGTGCTCGACTTCGAGAGCACGGCCGACGCCGAGGGCGTGCTGTACCCGACGCCCATCCGCGGCGGCACGGCCGAGATGCCATCGATTGATGTCGAGGGGAACGCGGACATCGACGCCACGTCCGGCACCCTCACCATCCTGCCAATGAACGCGGCCGTGGTGGTGGACTTCCTGATTTTCAAGACGGGCACCATCGGCTACGTCGGCGTGCCGTGCGTGGTGCAGTCGTTCGAGATCGGCGGCAAGGTGGACGACAAGACGTTCACCTTCCGGGCCACGTTCGTGGCGGGCGCGCCGCTCAAGAACTACATCGACGTAACCCCGTGAGGCTATGAGTACAGAACACCCGCTCCCGGTGTCCGACTTGTTGGGCAACGACGGGCCGTTGCCGGAGATTCACTTCAACGGGCAGGTGTATCCCGTCGGGCTGCCGTGCCCGGAGGTGGTCGCCACCGCCGAGAGTGTGGTGCCGGCGATGGCACTGGCCAACCTGAAGGGCACCCAGGCGTTCGCCGACCCCGCCGAGTACGCGAAGGACGAGGCCCGCATCAAGGCGGCCGTGCGGGGCAAGGAGTATGGGTTCGGTCGCCCACTGTTCGCCGAGGTGATCGGCGGGGCCGATGGCAACAAGGTCATCCTGTGGGCGTGCCTGCGACTGAAGACGCCGGGCGTCACGCTCAAGGACGTGGCGGACATGCTGCGCGACGAGACCGCGTCCGTGGAGCTGGAAGCGGCCCTGGAGGTGGTCGCCCCGGCTTTTTTCTCGACCGCGGCCGAGCGGATGGAGGCACCGCCGCGGGACCGGCAGGCGATGGCGGACACGATGGCGAAGCAGGCGCTGGCGAGCGTGCTGGAGCAGAAACTCCGCCGCCTGACGGCTCTGGCCTCGAACTCCTCCCCGGCCCCCTGAAGGCTTACGCCGCCCTGCTGTTCGACGGCATGGGCGGGGCGAACGGCCTGCTGCCGCACGAGTTCAAGCGGTACACGTTCGACCAGATCGAGGCGTGGTGGCTGCGGCCGATGGCGGCCATGCGGAAGGCGACTGAGAGGGCGCAAGGCGGGAAGGCGGTCGAGGCGCCCGCCCCCGGCCCGATGACGATGGAGCAGTTCCGCGCCACGTTCGGCGACGTGTACCGCGACAAACCCGACGACTGGTGGGCGGGGGCGCTCGCCAAGTGGAACCGGGAGGCGGCCAGTGGCTGACCCACGACAGCAGGCGGAGAACGCGATCAAGGCCGAGCAAGAGGCGAAAGCCGTTGCGAAGGCTCTGGAAGCACTCCGCAAGGAACTCGACCCGACCCGGCAGGCACTCCAGAACACGGAGAAGGCCGCGGGCGGGTTCCGCGCCGTCGTCAGCGGCCTACAGTCGGTGGCCTCGATGGGCGGCCAACCGGCCGCAGCAATCAGCGCCGTGGGCGGGCAGTTCGGCAAACTGCTGTCGATGGCCGGGCCGTGGGGGGCGGCGGCCGGCATGTTCGTGGAAACGCTGAGTAGTCTCCCCCAGATGTTCAAGTCGGCCGGGGACAGCATCGCTGGATACGTCGGGAAGTTGAACCCGACGGCCGCGGCCCGGTGGACGCAGGCGTGGGACGACATGGCTGCGGCGATCGGCGGCTACCTCATGCCCATTTTGGAGAACATGACGGGGGTGGTGAGGTTCTTCGGGGACGCCATCGCGGGGTGGCAGCCCATCATTCAACCCATCATCGACCAGGCCATGCGTCTGGCTGGGTCGTTCGGCTCGGCCTTCGGCGGGGTGATCGACAGCCTGATGGAGTTCTCGGCGGTCGGCGTGCAGGTGCTGGTGCCGTTCCTCCAGATCATGACCGACATCAACGCCGGCCCGCTCCGGCTGGTGGTCATCGGCCTGCAGGCGTTCAGCATGTGGCTGCACAACGTCGCCCAACAGTTGGCCCTGTTCTTCGGGATCGACCTGCCCAAGTTCAACGGGTCAAGCGCCGGCATGGCTGCCCGATCAACGGGGGTCAGTTCGGTTCAGGCGATGCTGACGAACCTTCAGACGCGGGCGTTCGCGCTCGGCGGGAGCAGCGGCAAGGGGGCCGACCCGGCGTTGCAGGCGGCGAACTTCCTGGAGAAGATCCTGGGCTGGATCGAAAAGACGCTCCCCGCGGAACTGAAGGCCCGAGCCAAAGAGATTGTTGACGCAATCACGACCGCGGCCAAGCAGGTGCCCGGCCAGGGCGCGGTCGGTCTGGCGTCGGGCGCCGTCAACGTGCAGTCCGGAATGAACAACGCCGTCGAGAACGCGAAGTTCGGCCTCCGACAACTGGGGTCGATACTGATGCCGCGGTTCGCCACGTGAGTCACTTGGCCGGCTGGATGTCGATCGCGTCTATGATCGGCCTGCTCAGCACCAGATCGGTCGCGGCGCCTTTCACCCGGATAATGTCACCGGCTTTGTGTTTTTTGAGTTGGTCTTTGGTTGCAGCCGTCGAGCACTCGATTTCGACGTGGTCGAATGAAAAACCTTGGGCAAAAAGCGGATCGAGTTGAGCCTCCAGCTTACCGCCAGTCCCGCTGTTTACAGACTTCAGTTTGCCAGTGACCGTTACGCCTTGTTGCCGATACTTGTCAGCAGCCGTTGCCGCGTTCGCCTTCCATTCCTTGATCATCTCATCGGCCGTCATTTCCGGATAAGTGCGGTTGCCGGCCAGCTGACGCTCTACCTGTTGTTGACTGACGACCGCGTTGTTCACCGGCGCCGCGGTGAAGAACATGGCGAACACGCCAAACGCCGTCACCCCGCCGCACAGGAGAAGAATCGCCCCGACGACCACCAGGATCAGCCACAGGGCGACGGAATTGCCGGCTGATCGGCGGGCCGGCTTCTCGTAATCGCCGCTGTCGTCTTCATCGCGTCGTCGTCGGCTCATGGCGTCACCCCTGTGGGAAGGTGACGGAGTTGTAGGCAAAGTGGTTCGGTCGAAAAGGTTATTCCGATGGGATGAGATCGGCGGGTGTACATCCCAACGCGCTGGCGAGCCGCTGTAGCGTCGAAATGGTCGGCTCACGTTCGCCCCGTTCCAGCCGGGCGAACGCACTGTAGGCCATCCCTGAAGCCGTGGCGGCGTCTTGGATGGACAGGCCGACTTCCTCCCGCTTCTCGCGGAGTCGAACGCCGAACGCCACCGCAACGGGGTTCGTGTCTTTCTTCTTCTTCGCCACGGCAAGCACGCGGGGTTCCTCCGGAAAAAGTACCTACTGGTATTGCCTACGGCTACCAATTGGTACTAGTATACACCCGCTTCGGTCGGAGGTCGGCCGGAAGCAAAGTTGCCGGGGAGGTGTTACTAGCACCTCCCCGGCGTTCACCAATCCGTGTGGGGACTGGCTCATGGTGATGTTATCCACGGACAGAGCGGCGGGAAAGGCGAGATGCGAGGCGGAGAGACGGCGGCGGGCGAGGAACAGCGTCACGAACAGACGACTTCATCGGCTGGTGGCGATGCTAGAGCGGGTGAAGGTGCTGGCGGACGATCTGGCGGAAGAGGTGGTGGGCGAGCCGATGCGGGGCTACATGGCGATCGGCGAGAGCCTGAACCTGCAAGAAGACCTCATCGTGATCGCGTACCAGGCGAACGTCGGGATGGGGTTCATCGACTCCGTCATCCTGTCGCCGGACGACAAGTGACCTGCTGACCTACCGGGCCGGCGGGTTGTCGGCCCATAGTTCCCACACCAACCACTTTCAGTACCAGACCACATGAGAAAGCCGTTCCACCGCTGCGTGTCTCCAAACTGCGAAAAGATCGCTCAATACCGCGGGTGCGGGATGTGCGATAACCACTATAGAAAGGCGAGGTACACTCCCGCCCCGCCGATGCTGTGCAAGCACTCCGGTTGCGGCGAGCGGGCGCGCCCCAACCGCAATCGTTTCTGTGCTGCCCACTTCGTAAGTAATCGCAAGCCATGCCAAGTGGAGGGGTGTGGGAAGAGGCGCCACGGGCGCGGCTATTGTTTTTCCCACTACATGATGCTGGTGAAATACGGCGACCCGCTGAAAAGGATGGTGTCTCCAAAGGGGTTCTCGCAAGGGAAGACGTGCTGTATGGTCGGGTGTGTCACACCCACTAAGAAACTGATATTTGTCGAATTGAAATTCTACTGCAAAGCTCACTACACGCGACTCCGCAAGTACGGCGACCCTCACTTCATCATGAAACCTCGCAGGGTGCCGAAGGAGGAGAAAAAACAGCGGCGGGCTGACGCTTGCAGGAGGTACAACAAAACGCCCCACGGCCGGATGCGTCTCCAGTTTAACAAGGCGAAAGTTCGGGCCGCCAAGTACGGCTGCGACTCGGTGACGGGTATCCCGCAAGAAGTGTTCATCGCGCTCCACAGCCGTACCCACTGTGCGATCTGCGGACAGTTCATGCCCGAGAATGACCGGACCCTAGACCACATCGTCGCGCTGAGTGAAGGGGGCGCGAACTCGCCGAACAACCTGCAGACGGTTCACTTGGTTTGCAACTGCCGGAAGGGAGGAGCCAGAGGGAGAAGGGCCAAGCAGTACGTGCCGCCGCCAGCGAAAAAAGTGACTCACAGCTCGGTTGCGGCATCGCCCGGAACTTGAAGGACGGAGCAGGTCAGGCTGATGCGTGCCGCCAGAATGCCGCCGTACTCGGCGTGGCCGGTGCCGCCGGTGACGGACAGATAACGCCCCTCGAACGCCTTTAGCCCTGGGACGGTCTGGGAGACGTAGAGGCGGACGTCGGGCCTGTTCAGCTCCGGCTGTTCTCCCGCCACCTTGCACGAATCCCGGTCGTTGAACGTGCCGGATGGGAAGTCCCGCCCGCCTGCGGTGGTGGTCATGAGCACATCAACCGCACTGCACCCCGTGACGGTGCTCCACGTGAGAACGGTCCCGCCGGAAACGCTGGCCGACGCCTTCTCGATCCGTACGACCGCCGTTGAAGGGAGCATGCCGAACAGGATGCGGCCGAGGGCCATGAGCGTTCACGCGATGAGGAGTTTGCGGTAGTTCTTCAGCATGCCGGCGACCACGGGGGAGATGAAGTCTGCGGCCCCTTCCTTTTTCCGGCTGATGACGTCGGTGTTGATGGTGATCGAAGCGCCGTCCATCGAAGCTGAGGTCACAAGGCCCACCCCCCTCCCGCCCGTCCCCAGGTTGTACCGGGCCAACGCTTCCATCAGCGCTGCTTCCTGTGCCGCGGACAGCGCGGCGGTCGTGTCGGCGGTATACACCACCTTCAGCGTCCCGGTGTCCGCTCCGATGGTGCCCGCCAGACGGTCGGGGGCACGCCGCACCTCGTATGGCCAGTTGCACCCCAGGCGGACGATCGCCGTTGATCCGGCTTTCGCCTGCATGTAGTCGGTGTCTAATTCGAGGAGTGTGTCCGACGCGAACTCGCGGCTGTCGTCCAGGTACACCGCCGACACCGTGACCGGCACGTTGCACCCGACGTCGCGGACGCTGACACTATCGCCCCCATTCGGGCCGAGGTACTCGGTGTGCCCGGTGGCGAAGTCGGCCGTTTCCGGATCCCACCCCAAGTAGTCCTTGACCGCTTGTGCGGCGGCGCTCACGAGCTGAGTCAGGCGGGCATCACGGTCCGTAGACGAGATGCCGAGTTCCGACTTGAAAAGCGGCAACGAGAGCAACATGCCCCAACGATGGCCCGACTTGGGGAACCGGCGTGCGTCAACCCATGATCTGCTTCCACACCCACAGCAGAGCCGCGAACAGCACCGGGACGACCACCACCGCGGCCAGCAGCATGAACGCCCCGCCGATAGCCATCCGCCTCCACATCGCTTTCACCTCGGCGTTGTGCTCGGCTTCCATCTTCTGGCACCGCTTGTCGAAATCGCTCAGCATGTGAACACCTCACAAACGGACAACGGGCGCGGAGGACTCACCCCCACGCCCGAAGTGTACCACGCGCAGCGTTACTTGCACTGCCACCGCTTCGCGTCCTGCACGCCGCTCACGACCGTCAGCGCCCCGGCGTCGTTCCGCACGAGGGCCGAGACGTCGGTGCCGGAGTTCAGCCCGAACGCGAGCGCCTCGTAACTGGTGCCGCTGCTCAGCCCCCGTTCCGGGTCGTCCGGGCCGACGAAGGTCAGGCAGTGGCCCGCGGACGGCTTGCCGTGCTCTGGCTTGCCGTGCGCCGCCTTGGGTTCGGTGTGGGTCGCCTTGCTCATCGGATCGCCTCGCGGTGTGATCGGGCGATAGGGGAATAGCACCCGCCGTGCCATCACGCGCGGAGCTGGAACACCTTGAACGAGCGGAGCAGCATGGTGGGCCGGTCCGTCGCGTCTGACTGGACCACGATTGACGGGTAGATCAGTGCGGCCTTCGGGATGTTGGCGGTGGCGATCGCAGTGCCGACCGCGGCACCCGCCACGAAAGGCTGATAAGTATCGAGTACACCGTCGTAGAACCCGCCGAGCTTCACCCGCGTGGCGTCCACGAGGGTCGTGCCCGTCGCGGTGGTGCCCGTGCCGGCCTTGTCCGCCGTCACCACGGCCGCCAGCAGACCGCCGTCGAGGATCTGGTAGCCCAGCCGGTTGTTCGTCGTTTGGGCACCCGCCGCGATGATCGTGGTGTCGGATGCCGCGAGGCCGACGTAGAGTTGCAACTTCGTCACCGGCGGGGTGGCGGCGGACACGCTGAAGTCGGCCTCCCACCAGAGCGACTTGTTCGCGGCCGGCAGGAACCCGGCCTTGAGCGCCTGCAGGTTCACCCCCTGGTTGTCGGTGGTGGCCCCGCTGTCGATGAGCAGCGCCCCCGGCACGGTGGTGGAAGCCGCCGCGGTGCCGCTCGTCGATTGCGTCAGCGTCCACTCGTTCGTGGCGTCGTACCGGGTGGCGTTGTACTCCCACAGGATGCCGATGCTCGGGTCGAACAGTTGCTCCCACAGCGGGCAGTTCCGCCAGAGGTTGGTCGGCGCCGTCGGGTTGAGTGCCGGGTCGTACACCGACACCCGCCCGTCGCCGTAAGTGTTGCCCTGGGTCGGCATCGAAAAGTCTCCGTAGCGGGTGTCAGTAGGTGAGCGGACTCAGTTTCAGGCGGTCAGCGACTCGGCGCCCTTGTCGGTCAGGCGGACGCGGAACTCGAACAGGCTCTCGGCCTCGGACCGCTTGATGTCGCGGCGGGCGTAGCGGGTCTCCCGGCCGTCAGCGGCGTCGCCGTTCTCCAGCCACTCCCACACGTCCTTTTCCTTGTTGACGCACACTTCGAGCTGGTACTTCTGGTAGCGGGCCCGTTCGGGCAGCTTGTCCGCCTTGATCGCCGCGAACGGCCCGTGGTGCCGCTGCTTCGGCCCGGTCCACTCCATGCCGCCCTCGATGAGAACGGCCGGCGGCGGCAGGTGGGCGCCGTTGTGGACGGTAACAGCGGTGGCCGGGTTGCCGGTGGTCACGTACTTGGTGCGGCCGAACTCGATCTCGCCCCGCAGCCAGGCGAGGGCAATCACCTTCGGGTCCGCCGCCACCTTGTTCAGCGGCACCTCGCCCTCGGTGGCGAGGGTCAGCAACAGCTCGTCGGTGGACAGGGATTCTTTCGTCGCGGTAGCCGTAGCCACAGGGGAGAACTCCGAAGGTGGGGAAAGGGGCGGGATCGGTTCCCGCCCCCGTCAAGCCTGCTAATCGATGATCGCGCTCGGAGGCGAGGCTTGCGGATAGCGGGGGCCGGTCAGGATGTACAGCACGGCGATGAGGTCGGCGTTGCTGCCGGGGGTGGCGATGCCCACCCGCACGCAGTCGAACCCGCCGTCCACGTCGAGGCTGGACGCATCGACTTCGATCACGTTGAACTTGTTCGCGGTCGCCGTCAGGTTGTACGTGTCGGAGGTGACGGTGTTGGCCGTCAGCAGGTCGGCCGTCAGGGCGGTGCCCGACCAGTATTTCGTGAAGCTCAGCGCCTTCGCGCCCGTCGCCGCCACGTCGGTGGCCTGGAGGAGCGTCACCGCCGGGGTGCCGCCGGCCCACGCCCCCTGCATGATGACGATGGTCAGGTGGGAGTACCCTTTGAGGCTCACGTAGTCCCCGGCGACCGCCGCCCCGGTGGTGTCGATGGGGACGGCCCCCACGACGATTTTCGCGTTCTCGACCAGCCGCATGTTCGACATGGGAATCGTCCCCGTGGGGGTGGTGTGGTGGGTGGTGTTTCAGTTCGGCAAGGCGCCAACACGCAGCCCCCGATTAGCGGGTGGCAAGCAAAACGATCGGACTCTGGGTGTTCGTTCCGTTCAGCGGAGTCAACGCACTTGCCTGCCACGGGGCGGCATCCAACCGGAAGATCGTGCGGAACGCCTGCTCGTCGCTGGTGAAGTACACGTGCATCGAGGTCAGGGATTGCATCCCCTGGGTGATGCTGACGATCTGCGACAGGTCCACCAGCGCGATGTCGCCGACGGTGCCGAGGGTGCTGGCGAACTCGATCTCCATGATCGGGGCGCCCATCAGCGTCGAGTACGGGGCGCCCGACACCCCGCCCGGCGGCATGAAGGTCGTGACGCCCGCGGTGCCGATGCCGAGGGTCATCAGGTACAGTTGCGGCAGGACGTCCTGGTTGATGAGCCACACGTAGTTGCCGGTCGGGCCGAGCGCGAACCGACGCGCCCACATCTTGGCGATGTTCGCCGTGGTGATGGTTGCGGCCAGTTGACCCGATTCGGCCGCCACGCTCACCGCGCACGGGGCGTTGATGAGGCCGAGCGGCTGGCCCGCACCCGTGCCGCGGAAGATGGCGTTGTTGGCCGCGAACCCGATCTCCAGGGCGAAGACGCGGGTCAGGTATGTCTCCAGGGTGGTGGACGTGTCCTTGATGAGTTCGTCCGTCACCCGCGCCAGGCAGGCCAGCTTGTTCAGTTGCAGGCGGAGTTGCCCGAAGGTCGGGGCGCTCGCCGTGATGGTCGAACCCTCGGCGACCCAGTACGCACGGACACCACCCCAGCGGGAGCCGGTCGCCCGGCTGGATTCGGCGTTCCGCGGGAACACCATCGTGTTGCCGGCGGAGGTGTACTGGTCCGTCTTGGCGAGCAGGTTGTTTTCGTTGTAAACCCGCTCGAAGATGTTCGAGGAGAACGTCGGCGGCACGAGGAACCCGCCGTCACTGCCGACCAGCTCGCCCATCCCGGTGGCCGCCTTCACCACCCGCTCGTCGCTGAACGCCTTCTTGATGAAGGCGCTCCCCTCGGTCCGCGAGGGGCTTTGCCGCACCTCGTGGAGGAAGTGGGAGTAGCTCTTGAACCCCCACATCCCTTCGACGTCGCGGTCGCGGGCGGTGGCGGGGACGGTGGCGAGCGGTTCCGGCGGCGTCCCGCGGTCGGGGGTGCGGTTGATGTCGGCCGCCAGCTTGGCCGCTTTCTCTTTGGTCAGGGTGCTCATGCGATCTCCGAAAGTGGCCCTCGCGGGCGGGGGTTGTGGGTCACTCGCCCTTGAGTTCGGCGTAGGCCGCGGCGATGGTCTGCAGGGCCGCCAGTTCGTCCTTGTCCACCAGCGTTTGCCCCGGCGGGATGACTTTGGCCTTGCGAACGAGGGCCGCGGGGTACGGGTTGCCGCTGGCCTTCACCAGCCGGTCGGGGCGCCACTGGATGCCGTCGAACGCCTGGGACTTCATCACGCCCGTGTCGTCGTCCGTCTCGACGGGTTCGGGTTCCGCGTCCGGGGCTTCCTCGGCCATCTCTTCGCCCCCCTGGCTCGCGGCCACCTTCTCGGCGGCGGCCTTCGCCTTGGCGGCGACCGCACGCCCGGCCTCGCACAGCTTGGCCAGGTCTTTCAGCCCTTGCGGGTGCTCGCCCGACTCGCCCATCTGCTCGGCCGCCGCGCAGGCGTCCTCGATCCCCTGTGCGAGCTGGAACAGGCTGGCCGGGGTCGGCTTCATGTCGGGGGCGGTGGGGGCGGCGTCTTCGGGGGGCGGGGTATCGACCGGAGCGGCATCGACGGGCGGGGTCACGTCAGCCCCCGGCTCGTCGTCGTACATGCCCGCTTTGTTCACCCGCTTGGGGGCCGTCTTGGTCATGGTGGCTCCTCGGCCGGTGACGCGGTTGTTGGGCTTGAGGTTCAGCACGTCGGCGAGCGGCCGGGCCGCCTTGCGGATGATGTCGGACGTGGTCGCGGTGTCGCAGAGTCGCAGCGCCTTCTCGGCGCGTGCCATGACCTCGTCTGACGCTTGCACGTACCCGGCGAACTTGTTCACCGGCAGCTCGCAGGCGGCGGCGTAGCCGATGGCCCGCGACTTGATGAAGTGGAAGGCGTCGCGGTTTTTCAGCAGTTCGGATTTGCCGAGCGACTTGTACCACCCGCTCACCGGCTGGAACTCGAAGCTCACGCCGGAGAAGACCGAAGGGACCAGCGGGGCCAGTTCCTGGCTCAGCCGGTAGCACTCGTCCGCGTCGTAGGTGCCGTCGAGTTTCCCCGTCGCCGGGTCATACTTCCGCAGGGTGTGGTTCTCGGCGTCGGCGTAGCTCTTGAAGAACGTGGTCACGCCGAACGGCAGGGCGATCTCGCCGAGCGTGTCGTCCGGCTGCCCCGCCTTGTTCAGCCGGGGCACCACCTTGTATTCCACTTCCGCGGTGCCAATGGGCTGGCGGTGCTCGAAGTTGACCAGCCGCTCGTGGACGCTCTCGAAGTCGCTCCAGTCGATGCCGGCCGGGTCAACGCGGTCCCCTTGCAGGTCCGGTTCGGGGTAGGTGATGAGCGCTTCGGGGGTCGTCCCACTGCCCGCCGCGCTCTTCGTGACGCGGTCGCCCGGCCAGCGGTGGAACGCTGGCATCGGGGATGCGAACACGCGGCGGGGCAGGTCCATGACGGGAGTTTCCCCGCCGCGGGGGAACCGGCGTCAGGACGTGGGGGCTGGGAGTTGGGACGCGGGCTGAGACTTGGCCCAGAGGAGGGCGGCGACGGAGACGAGATGGTCGGCCCTTCCCAGTGACGCGAACTCGACGAAATCGAAGTTGTCGCGGTCGGTCCGAACCGTGTCGAGCAATGGCCACAGCGGCCCGACGGACTCGCGGCTTATCCGGTGCCACCGACCGCCGCTCACCGCACCCGACAGCACCACCTCCCACACCGGGTGAGCCGCCACGATTGCCGGGCCGTGGGCGAGCACTTCCCACCCGCTCGCGTCGCAGACGGGGCAGTCCGGCACGCCACTGCGGGGGTAGCCGAAGTAACCGCCCTCACAGTGGCGGCATTTCACACCGCACCAGACGCCCAGAGGGCAGCGCACTTCGTGAATGAACCCGCGATCAGTCAGGCCGGTTGCGATGGGGGTTAGGACACCCCGTGAGTCGCCTTCGCCGTACCACTGCAACACGCGATCGGCGGAGTACGCCGGGTGGCCGAGGCCGGGGATGTGAAACCACTCCCGTGCCCCGCCAAAGAACAGGTCGCGCATCCGGGCGACTTGAGCGTTCCATCGGTCGCTCCCGACGGGAATGCCGGCCCTATTCGCTCGGTCGTTGTTGGACAACTCGCACTGGATTCGGATCAGTTCCGCCCGCTCCACTTCCCCGTTCTCCTCGAAGTGGTCGGCCAGCACCAACCGGGGCAGGTCGTCATCGGGCGATGCGAGGACGGCTTGCAGCAGTGCTTGACGGGTGTCCATAGCCCGAAGTGTACACGGCACTTGAAGTGGTGCTATAATTCGGGGCCGGTGGGTGCTACCAACACACCACCGGCCCCTGAACACACCCAACCTTCTGAGAGGCCGGGCATGTCTGAAGAACAGTCTACCGTCGAATACCGAGAGGTCGCCGGATTCCCGATGTATCGAGTCGGGAGGGACGGGAGCGTGTGGAGCCGTTGGCGTGCTAAACGATCCGGTGTCTCTCCGGATGCGGGGTGGGGCAGGCTAAAGCCAATTCGTCTCAGCAGTGGGCATTTCGTTGTCCGGTTGGGCAGGAAGAACCCCCGGTATGTTCATCGCCTTGTTCTGGAAGCGTTCACAGGCCGATGCCCAGAAGGTATGGAGTGCTGCCATAACGACGGAGACCACGCGAATAACGCCGCAGTGAACCTGAGATGGGACACACGAAAATCGAACATCCATGACCAAATCAAGCACGGGGTGTTCGCCCGTGGGCAGGCGATGGCGAATGCAAAACTCAAGCCGGATTCAGTGCTTGCGATCCGTAAGGAGCGATCCGAACTTGGGATTCGCTACAAGGAATTGGCGCGCAAGTATGGCGTGAGTGAGAACCAAATCTATTTGGTGGTGAAAAGAAAGGCGTGGCGCCACATCTGACTCCACCCCACCCACAAACGCAACAAGCCCCGGCGGTCCGGGGCTGAGGTGCGGGGTGGTGTTAGGGGGTGGTGTTTCTTCCTCCCCACCCGACTCGCCTCTCTCGGCCTGCTCCACCATCACCCGTAAATGCTCCGGGTCGTGGTGCAGGTCCAGCAACTCGTCGGCGGTGTCGTCGTCCCCTTCGGCCCGCGCGATCAGCGTGGCGAGGACGGCGGGGGTCCAGGGTGAAGCGGTGGTGTCGGGCATTGGGTCAGGCTCCGGTGGGTTTCATCTGGCCCTTGCGGTTCTTCTTGTGCTCCCCGCCCGCCCTGCCGTCCACCTTCACGAAGTGGAACTCGCCCGCACCCGACGGGTGGAGCGTGTGGCTCCGCAACACGTCGTCCGGGTGGTGGTCTTGAGGCATATCGACCCGGTTCAGGTTCACCTTGGCTTTGGCGTTCAGGGCCAGCAGTTTCTCTTTGAACTCCGGCAGAGTCAGTTCGGGGTGCGACTTCTTCAGGTCGTCGTACACGTCGGAGATGAACGCCTTGTTCGGACCGCTGCCGTACTCGGCGGTTCGTGCCGCCTCGTTCACCTTCGCGGCGATTTCGTCGTCGGTGTGGGACAGAAGAGTTTTGGCGGGTGTCATCGGCTTGCCTCCCGTGGCAGGTGCGGGAGTTTTGCCGGCGGGCGTCGGCTTGTCAATGTTCGTAGCCCCCACCTTCGCCTTGCCCAGCACATACTCCCCGCCCTTCCCTTCCACAATCCTGTGCCCGTGGCTCCGCACCGTGACGGGGGCACCCGTGGAGACGGAACTATCGCTCTCGTGGTGAACCGGGTTGAAGGGCACAGTTGACCCCACCTCGCCAATCCTCTCGGCTCCGACGTGCTCACCAGTCAGCAGCGAATCGGCGATCTCGGCGGCGTCGTGCTTCCCAAGTCTCACGGCGTCCCGGTGGGCGCTCTGTAGCCGGCGGGCGACGAGCCTACGGTGGTCACGATCACTCAGCCCTTCCTCAGCCCCGCTCACGTTGCCGAGTGCCACTTCCGCTGCGGACGTATCCTTGCCCGCTGCCTGGTGCTTGCCCACTTCCGCCGCGAGGGCTTGCGAGCGGGGGTGGGCGAAGGACAGGGACTCGCCGTCGGCGGTGGTCAGGGTGTGGGCGGGGGGCGGGGTGGGCGAAGACTCAGCCACCTTCCGTGCGTGTGCCGTCCCCTCGTTCTCGCTCTCCCCGTTGCCACCCGGCCCCTTGCCGCCGCCGGTCAGGATCGGCGTGGCGTCCGGGTTCTTCCGCCGGCCCCACGCGGCCGACAGCTCGGCCCGCCGCGCCTTCTCGGCCGGCGTGAGCGAGCGGAACGGCTTGCGGTTGAGGGACGCCAGTTCGGCGTCGTCCGGGTGGGCCTGCGGCCCATCTGAGGTGGCTACTCCGCTTCCTGCTCCGTCGCTGGCGAGGTTGGCGATGGGATCGGCTGAGTGCGCACTTCCAGAATCCACCCCGACGGAAGGCTGATTGACGTTTTTTGTTCGTCCTGAATCAACGGTAGCGTCGCCGGCTGTTGATCCGTTTGGTTTTGCAAGTCCGAACTCCTGAAAGACTTGGTAAGACTCGGGGAACTTCTGTTTTAGTGTGTCTTCGTCTACCGCTCCCGTCCACAGACACATACCGAACTCAGCGAACCCCTCGAACGTAGACGCCGCCCCCAAATTCGACAGCCCGCCGCCTGCCATCTCTTTTTCCCACGCTTGCCTCCATTCTTCCGTATTACTGAATGAGAAGCTGTCACCGTCAATGACGTGAGCATATTCGTGGGCGTGGTTTTGTGCGAGGCGCTTTGGGTTCGTCTCCTTGCCTACAACCACCTCGCCGGTTTGACGGTTGTAAGCTGCTGGAACTGTCGCCCCCATCTGCTTCAGTCGCTTCAAACTCTCCTGCTCAGGGTGTTCTTTAATGAACTGATCCAAGAGATCACGTTCGTTGGACACCGTCAATTTAGATAGGTTTTTGGACAACAAGCCCGCAGCCTTATCCGACATCCGCGAACACGCCGTCGCGGCCGCTTTTTTGTGGTCGTATTGATATCCTCTGGGAACGTCTGACGCATCGATATCGGCTACGAGACGGGCTTTTAATGCCTCCGTCACCCCCTCCACCTTCTCCCCCGGCCCGACCCCCCGCTTCGGGAACTCATCCCGCGAAGCCTCAGGCTTGCCACCAGTGCCCCCCGCCGCCTGCCCCCACGCCCCGTACTGACCGCTCACCTTGTTCCCCGCCCGTTGCAGCGCATCCCCGACCCCGTGCCCCTTCTCCCGCCCGGCCTTGATCGCGTCCACGAGCCGTTGGGCGACGTCCATCTGTAGCCCGCTCACCTTCTGACCCAGCACCCGCAACAGCCCCTTCGCCTCCTCTTTGTTGAGTGCGTGGACGTGGGCGATCAGGTTCTTGGCCTGTTCCGGGTTGAGCTTGTTCGGGTCCGAAACAGCCATTGCCACGATGGTGTGGCTCTCGTGCTTCTGCTCGGCGGTCAACTCCTTGGCGCCGCCCTGGTGCGTCTGCACCCCCTCATCCGCCGCTTGGCCCGCCGACTGCCCCCGGTGCGTCTCGCCCTCCGCCGGCTTCACCCACACCACCTGCCGATTCCCAAGCCGGTTCGTGATGACCTTCCGCACGAGGTGACTTCGATCGCCCTTCGTCACCCGCTCCAGCTCCCACTCGTCTTCCACGTCCTGCAACAGTCGCTCATACTCGTCGGGGTCGAACGCCTTCACCCACCGCAGCACGTCGCCCAGCCCTTCCGCCTCTGCTTCCGCCTCCAGCCGCTCTTCCGCTTCATCCGGCACCTCCTCCAACATCGTCGCAATCGGGTCGTCCAACTCCATCACAGCCGCCTTCACGACTCTCCAATTGCTCCATTCTGATACACAGGCTTCCAGTGCGTACAGGAACGCGCTGGCGGCGTCTTCTCTCGCCAACGACTTGACCCGCCGTGCCACGGGGATCGCCAGCCTACGGGCCACTGGGAGCGGTTCCAGGCGCCGTGCGGTCGGCAGGCGCTGGGCGACGGGGAGTTCGCGGGCAATCTGGGGGGCGATGGGGGTGGCGCGACGGCGTGCGATTGGCACAGCCGGCCTTGCCGCTACGACCGTTGCCATCCGTCGTTTCAGCACCACCGCGACCTGTTGAAGTTCCTGCGGGTTGAGGGCACTCAGGGCGTCAATCAGGGCCGGCAGCTTCTCCGGCGTGATGGTCTCGGGCTGCGTCACCGCTTCGGCCACGGCTTGCCGCTTCTCGGGGACCGACGCCCCGAAGACGGCATCGAGGTCCGGGTTGTGCCGCAGGTTGGAATCGTCGGGGGGCGGGGGTGACGCACTTGGTGCCCCGAACGCCGCGTCGAGGTCGGGATTGTGGCGGGGGTCAGTAGACGGTGCCGACGCCGGCCGTGCGGTCTGCTCGGCCTCCGGCGCTCGTGTCAACTGCACCACCTTCTCCCGTGCCGCCTTGACCTTCGCATCGGCCTCTTTCAGTTTCGCTTGTAGCCCCTGGAGCTTCTCGTGGTTCTCTTTGGCCGCAATCGCTTGTTCCAATTGCCCCCGGATGGCTTCCACTTCGGCCTTGGCCTTCTTCGTCTCCTTGCGGAAGTGCCGGTCGTCGCTGTCGCGGTCGTCGCGGTTGCCGTAGGTCACGCCGGGGGCGACCCGCGACTGGTGCCGGCCGTCGTTGGGCCGGACCCATCGGTGCTTCTGCTTGTCGAAGACGAGGCCGGGGCGGGGTGGCGTGCCCTGGGCCTTGAGGAACGCCAGCCCGACCTCGGCGAGCGTGCGGGTGCGGACGTCCTCGAGGGCTTTGCGGATGTGGTCGGAGACGGTCACGGGGTCACTCCGCCGGTTCGTAGATGGCCGCGAAGATATCCGGCTTGCACGGGTAACATCCGCGGCCGTCTGGCTCGGCAATGACCCAGTCACCGGGAGCCACCGGCGTCTTGTGCCCGTGGGCCGTGACGCAGAACGCCTCGCACTTTTGGTTCGTCCCGCTGGCGTCCGGCTCGCTCCACTCGAACACCAGCGGGAGAATGTCGTTGTTGATGAATCGGTGGTTGTCGCCGCCGTCGCGGTACTGCATGGCTTCGACCACCACCGGCTTCTTGCGAAACTTCATACCTTGCACACCTCCTCAACCAGCCCCGCGAAGTAATCACTCAGAGACTTTTGCACCTTGCCCGGTAGCGAGCCGGCGGACGCATCACCCACGTCCGGCCCTTCCAAATCCCCCGGCGCGAACGGCTCGGCGTTCGGGTTGCCGCCGAGGAGTGCGGCCAGTGGGTCGGCGGGCGCTCCGGGTTGAGGTCCGCCCGGCATCCCGCCCGGTTGCGGGCTTTGCTTCTGCTGCATCGTCGCCGAGAACTCCGCGGGCGTCACGTCCCCCCACTCCACCGGCTTCATGTCCACCGAAGCGCGAATTTCATTAATCGTGTAGGTGTTCGCACTTGTGGCCCCCGTGAGCATTGCCCACTGCCGCTCTTTCTGGTCCGGGTCCATGAGCGGGGCGAGCTTGATTTCGACGCGGTAGTCAGGCCCCCAGTGCGGCAGGATCAAGTCCTTCGTCCACCGCTGCCCGATGCTGTTGGCCTCGCCGCCGAGAGAACCCTCACGCCACGCACGGGCCGAAGCGTAAAAGCCTGAGTAGTCCGAATCCGCGAGATAAGCGCACACCGCCGGCACGCCGAACAGGGCCAGCACCGCCGCCGTGCCCTTCTCGTAGTTCTCCCCGAACGCCATTTTGTCCGGGGTGGAGCCGAGCATCTTCACATCGACACTTTCCCCATCCCCGACGAGGAACCGCTGCCCGCGGTTGGCCCCGACGAACTTCTCGGCAATCCGCTTGTCCATCTGCTCGAGCTGGTCCGGGCTGGCGCCCGCCATCGCAATCACGGCATCGAGACTCAGCCCCTTGTCCATCGCACCCTTGATCGCATCGATGGTGCCATTGAGCATGTCCACGAGCTTGTTCCCGCCGGTCAGCGGGCTGTGGCTGTCCCACGGGAAGATCGGGTGGGGTCGCTTGTGGAGGACCAATCTCTCCCTGGGGATAATCATCGTCCCGCCCGCGTTCCAGCCCAGGAACGGCCCGGTCGAGGTGTACTGGTACGCGCCACGCGGGTAGTCGGGCGACAGGCCGACGGTGGCGCTCAGGTAGTTCTTGCGGAGGTTCCAGAGTTCCGCCGGCTTGCGGTCGCCCTTGCCGGGATACCACATCACCGTGCCTTGCCCGAACAGGCAGCGGCACAGGGTGTATTCGGCCAGGAAGTCGGAGGCGGTGTCCTTCTCGTTCGGGTTGGCGAACAGCCGGCTAATCGGGTGGTCGTGTTCGACCGGCGTCCACTCGGATTCTCGACTGCCGGCGGCGCTGGACGCCTGAGACTTGCTGACCCGTCCCTTCTGCCGCTGGAGAACAACCACCTCGGCACCGGCCATCGCCGTCATCACCGTGTTCACCGCGATGTACACGGCGCTGTGAAAGCTCCGCGCCATCTGGTGCGCGTCGTCGGTCCACTGCGCGGGCGGGTCGCGCCGCCGCATCTCGGAGACGCGGAGGAGTTGCTGCCGGTCGGCCGGGGTGCCGGGGTCGTCCCGGAGTGCGGGCAGACCGTAGGCGTTGCGGTTGCCGAGGCTGTCCACGGTCACGGTGGGAAGTGCGGCCATAGCCGTATGGTGGCATGGCGTGGGGAACCGGCGTCAGTCGGACGTGATGACGGTGGGGGTGTCGGCAACGGGTTCGAGCGGGGGGAGGCCGAATGCCGCCCGGATCTCGTCCGACGTGAACGGGAAGATCGAAGGCGCTGACTGCCCGCCCTCCTCTTCCACCACCTTCGGGCACCCGTTCACCACCTTGATTGCCTTCATGGTCACATCCCCGCGAAGTATTTCCGGCCACTGTTCACGTACACAGAGACGTAACGTAGACAGTCGCAAGAATGGTCGTTGTGTTCGATGGGTTCGTCCTTCGCCTGATCCGGCTTCGGCACCTTCCAAGTGTACCCGACGATTTCCTCGAGCAGAGACAGTGGCTTGCCTTCCGCCTTCAGTGTCGGATCGGGTCGGTGCCGGCGGGCGTCCGGGCGAAACATGATGCGGGGCTTCCCATCCGCCTGAACATCAAATAACCCCTGCACCAACTGAATCCCTTTGTCCCGGTCGCGTTTGTCGGCCGGGCTGGCGTGGACGCTGAACGGCTGAGACTTGCCCTCCACTGTCCGCTCGCCCTTGCAGTACTGGTTCCAGGTGGCGGTGTTCTCCGGGTCGTGGTCCGCGACCACCTTTTCCGGGGGCGGCTCGTCGCCATCGCTCACCAGTTTGGCACACTCCTTGGCCACCTCCTCCACCCGTGTCCGTGTCTTGTAAATCTCGCGGTACAGGTGCATCCGCTTGTCCCCATCAATGGCCCACATCTGCACTACCAGCGGCTGCACGAACCCCCAGTCGATGCCCCACACCCGCCGCCACTCTTTGGGAGGTTCCCACCCGGCGGGGTGGTGATGCACTTGGGGATCATAGCCGTCGTACACCAGCCCTTCCGCCGACACCCACAGCCCACGCTCGAAGCGGTTGCGGCGGGCGCCGGTCATGCGGCCGAGTGTTTCCAGGTACGCCTTGCCGGCCGGCGTCCAGTCGCCGTTCAGGTAGAACGCCGGGTTGTCCTTGTGCGTGCCGCTCAGCATGGTCAGCGGGCCGTCGCTCTGCCGGCGGTACAGCCAGTGCGTCGGCGTCGTCGGGTTGCAGTCCATCAGGATTTGCGGGCACGGCGTCTTGCCGTTCCGCAGTGACCGCAACAGCGTCTCGTAGGTCTCGAGCGTGACCCCCTCTTCCGTGGCTTCCTGAATGTAGATCGCGTCGTATTCGCTACTCAGCGTCTTGCCCGGATCGTCCAGCCCGGCGACCACCATCTCGGAGCCGTTCGGGAACTCGTAACTCTGCCGCACCCGTCGCGTCACCGGCCGGCGGGTGAGGACCGGGTGCCGCTCGCCGAGGATCTTCTCCCACGTCACCAGCCCCGATTGCGTGAGGCTGGCCCGCGTGCCCCGGCAGAACAGCACCCGGCAGCCGGGGTGGGACTCGAGCAGGCGGTAACAGCGGGCGAGCAGTGCGTAGGACTTGCCCGTGCCGGCCGGGCCGGCGAGCAGCAGCTCCGGTGCGGTCGAGCGGTAGGCGTCCCGATTCGCCCCGTGGAACTGGAACCGCAGCAGGGGCGACCCGGCGAGCGACAGCAGCAACCCGTCCACCCGCTTGCGGTCGGCCGGGTTGAGGGCGGCGAGCAGGGCAGCGGGTGTCACTCGCCCCTCACGCGGTAGCCGAGTTCGGTGGCGATCGGTTCGCCTTCCGCCGACTTCGCGGACGGGATGGCCGCCAGGAGTGCCGCCCGGCCGGCGTCGTAGCCGGCGCGGAATTCGGGCGTTCCGAAGTGGTGCCAGCCCGGCGTGAGGTCGGCCTCCTGTTGGGTGTACGCGAACCCTTCCACGCCCAACCGCCACCCGCCGAACCAGCGGAAGGCGGCCTGCTCTTGGGGGGTCGTAGTAGGTAATGCCGGCAGCATGACCGGCGACCTGTCTGGCTTGCTCACTCGCCGCCCTCTGGAGTTGTGGCCGTCCCACCGAGTATCATCCGCACCAGTGCGATCTTCTCCGCCTCGGTCATGCCGTCCACCGGCTTGTCGTCATCCTTGAACAACCCGAGCTTCTTGCACAGCTTGTCGAGCGCGTCGAGCTTGCTGTACAGCTTGTACTCGACCTCCTCGACCTCCTCGACCAGATCATCGGACGCCTTCGACTTCACCTTCCGCCGCTTCACCTTGGCCACCTGGACGGCCTTCCGGGCGAGCGGGCGGATGCGGCTCGGCGGCTTCGCCCGGTCGAACTCGCCCTCGACCTCCTCGAACACCTCGCCGATGTCGGAGAACGCGACCGCCGCCAACTCCTTCAACACCTTCAGCCCGGAGATGCGGAGGTCGCGGGCGTACCCCTCCCGCATCGCCTGGAGTTCCGCCTGAATGCTAGGGTTCGCTAGAAGCTTTGACGATTCGCACCGGGCCGTCCCGTAGGAGTGTTCGGGGAACGCCTTCAGGTAGGCCTGGGTGGCGTTGCCGTCGAACGCGATGTACTCCTCGAGGAATCGCCGCTGTGACGTGGTGACTCCCAGGTCGCTCACCAACTTGGGCGTGCCCGTGGACATGGCTCAGGTATCTTGGCCCGTGGGCGGGGAACCGGCGTTGGGCTGGTGTTCGGCGGCGTGCAGGAAGTGCTGCCGGGTGTCACGCTCGCCGGCCTTGTACCCCGCGATGTACCCGAGTATCGGGTAGCCAACCGCCATGAGGATCAGCAGGGCAAGAGTGCCCCGCGCCCGGTCTGCTTCGTTAAGTTGCATGGGGTTGGCACTCTGGTTTCGGCGGCCCCTGCTGGGCGTGTAACTGCTTGAGTTGTGGGTACAGTTCCTTGTACCTTCGCTCCGTCCAATCCCGCACCAGTTGGTCAACGATCTGCGTTACCGATCGCCCCTCGACGGTGGAGATCCATACCAACTTGTCCAAGACATCCACAACCATCCGCACCTGTCGCGTCTTGCCGCTCACAGTCGGCGGTCGTCCGGCCTTGCGCTTCGCCATCTCATTCCTCCATCAGTTTCGGGTCGAACAGCCCCAACCCCACATTTTCATCCCCCTCCTCGTCCCACTCGTCCGCCGCCGGCTGCACCCCCACCCCGTTCTTCCGCACCCACCACAGCACCTCAACCGCGTCCTGCGGGCTGTCCAGGGGCGGGCCATCCGCGAGCGGGTAGATTGACTCAGGGACGTAGCCGGAGAACAGGCACGCCTTGCACCCACCAGTGTTACACCCCTCGCAGTCCTTCGACGGCTTGAGCGCCCGCACGGCTCTAATCAGGTCCACCAGCACCAGCGGGATGAACTCGGTGCGGGATGCGATGTCCACCGGGGCAAAGAGGTAGTTCCCCCGCCGATCGACCGCCCTTCTTAGCAACCTCCCCGCCGGCCCTTTCACCACCTCGCTCAGCAGGTGGGTAGACATGCCCAGCAACCGCACGGCCGCTTCATACCGCCCTCGCTCGTCGGCCGGCGTGACCTGTCTCATGCGGACCACCTCCGGGGGAAGCATACCACGCGCCCTACTTCCAGAACGCCGGGAACCCCTGGAAGGCCCACGCGACCGCGCACACGGCGACCGCCAGGCCGATCAGGGCGAGGAAGCACCCGCACCCGATACAGCCGACGTCGGCATCGTCGCTCATGTCAGCACCTCGCGGATGATGGCCATGTCTTTCGGCGTCCAACAGAACGCCGGGATGCCCGCGGCCGCGAACGCCGCGAGCCAAAGTTTCTGCTCCGGTCTCGGCTTCTTGCCCACCCGCTTCAGCTCGGCCACCCAGAGCGATTCGCCCCGCATCCCGACCAGATCGGGGAACCCCGTGGCGCTCACACGGCGGCTGTCAGGCACGGAGTACACCGTCCACCCCAACAGGTGAGCAAGTTGAATGACCTGCCTTTGAAACTCAGCCTCGGTTATCAACGGTATGCTTCCGTTTCCATTCACGCGAGTGGCACGTCGTACATAGA